ATAAAAAAGGAGAACATTTCTGCTCTCCTTAGTGAATACCTTGTGATTTTGTTAATTAAAATTTAGTTCCGCAATGTGGACAGAACTTATGTGTATCTTTTTTTCTTTTTGCACCACACTCACCACAATACAATACACCTAAATCTTCTTTGTGGTATTGCTTTTGTGATGTGGGTAAAATTCTCCATGCTACATTATGAAATGAATATGAATTAAAACTTCTATTTGATGATGTAAATTGTTGATTAGATGTATCTCCTTTTTCAGTTGTACCGGTTTCAACTTTATTCGTACTTCGAATATTTGGTCCTGCTAATGTGTTGGATGATACGATTGAACTAATACCTGATGTTAAAGTTCCCGTATTACTATAATATGCAGTATTCGTAACTCCACTAATTCCCAATGTATTAGTAGTAAATGTATTACCACCCCAATTTCCACTATTATTGGTGCTAATTGTAGTAAACCCACTATTTAAAAAGTTAGAAGATGTATATTCAGCAAAGAATTGTATTTCTACATATCCATTATTATCAATAGCACCTACATTAACTGCCTCTTTACCTACTTCATAGGTTCTGAATACAAATTTATTATTTGAATCCAAGAAACGTTCTAAAAACACTCTCTCACCTGGTCGTAATACAATACCACCACCTGATAAATAATCCTTATCGATTTTGATTTTTGCTAAGACGTGATTTGGAGTTGGGTTGAATAATTCGATTTGATATTCATCTCCATCATTAAGATAGACTTGTCCTTCGAATTGTTTGATTCTTTGTTTACCTTTGGTGATAAACGCTTGTGGATTTGACGGACTTCCACTTGTCCAAACTGATTGTTTCATAATTTCCTTATTTTTGTTTGTATTTAAAAATTCATTTGTTGGTATTTCTCCAACTCAAATGTCATATAAGACACTGAATGTTTAACCACAAGGTTTCCATAATATATACTAGGACATAAAAAAAGGGAAACTTTCGTTTCCCTCTTTCTATTATTGAATCGTTACGTCAATTCTGTTAAGATTAGATATTAGCTAAATCTTTAACATAAATTTTTCCGTAGAATTCTGGTCTTACCATCTTCTTAGCGTAACGAGTCATAACACCACGTCTTGGCGTGAAGTTAGTTGGATCGTACACTAATGGTGTCATAATCAATGGAACGTATGGTGCGTAAACTGCTCCAGTCTCCAAGAAGTTTGAACCTTTGAAACCTAATAAGATTTCGTTAGATGTCATATAAGGGTTTTTGTAAACCGTATAACGATTTGCCATAGAACCAACTGCTGTTACACCAGCTGCGAATGACATTGCATCTTTATCTGCGTTTACTACGAATCCAGGAATAGATTCTAATACCGTACATACGTCTGGAGAAGCTACGATGAAGTTAGCACCACCACGTAATGTTAATTGGTGAATCTTATTAGATACTTTGTTTATTTTAGCACCTAAAGTCTGGAACCATGTGTTTTTAGTGTATGCTGCAGAGTTTGTTCCTGCTAACCATGCACCTGTTGCTGAGTTATACTCTTCACCTAAAGTTACTGACCAATACTCAGTTGTTAAAGCGTTAGCTTTTAACATATCTAAGATTTCTAAGTCAATCTCTAATGAGATATATTCAGACAACATAGATGTTAATTCTGCTTCAGCATCAATTGAGTGGTAAGCATTTAAGTCTTGTGCCAACTCTGGAGTCCACACTGCTTTTAACTTACGAGTCTTAGCAACGATAGCCTCTGATTTCAATTCTAAATCAACTTCTGGAATACCTAAATCAGTAGCCGGTTCTGTTGGATTTCCATCTTCGAAATCACCTCTGTCGTAAGCAGCAGGTTGCTCAGAATATTTAACTGTTAAAGTAGTTGCACCTGAACCAGATGAAATGTTAGCTACTTTAGCAAAGAATGAATAATTTGTACCATCAAAGTGTGAGTATGCAGGGTAGAATGAATCTGCTGCTGCGAATACTGAAGATGATACATAGAATGAACGAACTGCATCTACGTCAGAAACTGCAGATACGTTTGCTTTTGATACAGATATTTTAGCGATTTGAGATGCTGCGATTGATGCAGATAATGCTGAATCAAATCCTACATCAGACCAAGATGCTGTTGTAAATGATTGGTTACCTGAAGCTACTGCTACTGATGAATCATTTACTGAATATCCATAACGTCCTTCACCATAAAGACCGTTTACTGCTGCTTTAGTTCTACCGAAGTCAGAATTAGCTGCAGATGTTCCATTACCACCGAACAAAGATTTTCCAGCGAATGCAGGATTACCTGGTTGTGCAGTTCCGTATTTGAAATCTAAGAAGAAGATTAGACCTGAAGGTAAGTTCATTGGTTGAACCGAAACGAATTCTTTCGCTGCGATTTCACCAAAGATTCTTCTTACCAATGGTAATGCTACTCCAGACCACTCTTCTGAACCTGCAGAAGTACCTGTTGCTGTTGCTTCATCTAATAATTGTTTTGCTTGGTTCTCTAAAAGAACTGCAATTTGAGATTGCTCTCTGCTTTTTAAACCTTCAAGAAGTCCAGTTTTTTCCCACTTAGATTGTAATTGACGTGTTTCAGCCAACATTACTTGTTGTGGGTTCTTTCCTTCCATTAGTTTTGATAAATCGAAATTTGCCATTTTATTTTCTCCTAATGTTTGTTTTGTTATTTGATATTTGCTAATTGCTTGAATCTATCTGCTAATCCGTTACTTTCTGCGATGATTTCTTTTTTCGGTGCAGTTGAAGCAACTTGCTTAGAAGCAAATGATTCAGTTAATTTTGTTTGTGCTTTTACTTTTTTAGCAGTTCCACCAATTTTCATTGATTCTGCCAAAGTAGAGAACACTAATTTTACTTCTCTAACGTTTTGAGTTCTATCTAAAGTTTCAACAACTTTATGTTTTTGCTCATTAGTTAAATCGTAAGAACGGAATAATTTGTTTGTGTACAATAATTTTGCATTTAACAAATTAACTTCGTTGATTGTTGATTTTAGAGATTTGATTACGTTGTAAGCTTCTTCTAATTCTGCATCTTTAGCTGCCATAGCTTCTGCTGCATCTTCATCTTCACCTTCTTCAACTGCTTCTTCATCATCTCCGTATCCCATTTCACGTAAAATTTCATCTAAATCAATTTCTTCATCTTCACCTTCAGCTTCTTCAACTGCTGGTTCTTCAGATGCTTCTTCTTCTTCAGCTTCTTCTTCGTAAACTGGTTCTTCTTCAGATGGTTCTTCTTCAGATGGTTCTTCACCACCTAATTCGTCTTCCAATTCTCTGATGATTGATTCTAAATCCAATTCGTCTTCGTCTTCTTCTTCGATACGAGATTGAGTTTCACCTGGTATTTCGTCTTCTTCTGCTTCAGCAACTACTTCGATGTTTTCATCTTCTTCGCCTGTTTGAGCAGTTTCAACGTCAGTATCAGGATTTCCTTGTGCAATGTCTGATGAGTCATTAGCGTCAGCTGCAGGTTGTTTGTTTTCGCCATCACCGATTGCTGATGAATCAGCATCTGATGTGTCTTCAGCACCATACTCTTCGTTTACATCTGCTTCTTCTTCTTCACCTTCCATCTCTGATTGAAGTTTTTTAGATAAGATAGATTGTAATCTTGGAGTGAATGCTTCTTCTAATGCGATTTTTGCATTAGCGATTGCAGTTTCTCTAACGGCCTTAGCATCAGCAATTGCTTCTTTTAACAATTTTGAATTTGCCATTTTTTACCTTCCTTGTGTTGTTCTGTGAAATTATTAGGAGAATTCCAATATAGATTAAAGTTAGGTCGGTTGTTCGGTCACACCTTATATAGAAGGGTATTCATTAACCAACTTAATATAAAAACTCACATTGAGAGTGAGTTAATTGATAATAAATATATACAATTTATAAAAAAACTATATTTTTCTATAAATTTTACATTTTTTATTCTTTTTTCTTACGTTTTTTTGTATAAAAACGTAATTTTCGGTCACCATCGGCTATTTTCTCAAGAATAACTCTCTTTTGTTCTTCTCTAACTGCCTTTTGCTTGACCAATCTTCGTTTAGTGGTTGGTTTAACGTATTCTTTACGTTCTCTTAATTCTAAGAGATGACCACTTTCCATAACTTTCTTTTTAAAGATTTTCAAAGCCTTTGTAATGTCTCCATTACGAACTTCTACTGTGCATCTTGATATTCCGCTCATTAATTTAATTTAAATTGTTTGTAACTTTTGTATAAATATATATAAATTATTTTTTATCACAAATATCACATCCTTTAGATGTTTTTACTGATTCATTTGTAATACCTAATCTATTTTTCATTTGTTCTTCGGATATTTCACCTAACTTGTAATAACGAGAAAGAATGTGTCCCATATCTTCATATAACCCACCCATTCTTTGGTCTAATGAATTTGCTTCCATTGCACATTTATCAAATTCTTTACCCAATTTTTCTAACTCATTCATATTACGTTTGATGGTTACTTTATCAAACCAATCATCACCTTCATTCAAAGCAAGTGCTCTTGCTGCTTCGGTAATTCCACCTAAAGTTTCAGCAATAGTTGCTAAATCAGATTTCCTATCCATCTGTTCTTGATACTTGTTGTATGTAGATACGATTTCTAAAAAATGTTTCTTTAATTCAGATGACATCTGAGTTTGTTGTCTTTCTTCACCTTCTTTTAATATTTGTGATAATTTAATCATCGATTCTCCTATTTTCTAAACGCTTTAATAATAGCTTGTTGGTATTTGTTTCCTTCTTTACCAACTAATGCAGTAACGAAATCCATTCTACCTTTTAAGTTTGCTGATTTGATACTTTTATAAAGTTTCATTGCATCTAATTCATGTTTTTGAATAAATGCATCAATTGCATCAGCACGAGTACCAGTAAATACTGATATACCAACTGCTTCTTTACTTGCAGATTCGTTCATTATTCTTGTAAGTGAAGTTCTACTAACTTTACCTTCTTTAATTACCGATTGTATCTTATCTGCCATTTTGTGAAAACCATTCATTCTCAAATCAAACGCGATTGCATCGATTGCAGTATCACCACTCCATTCAGCAGATTGTGATGCTGAAGTTCCCAATTCATCTGCATCTTTATCAGGTGTATTATATACAGAATCGTATTTGGCATTAAGAACTGTCATCTTTTCTTTATATTTTGGGTCTTTCATTGATGGATACTCAGGTTTCTCTGCCATTTCTGGTTTTCCTTCTAAATCAGCAACCAATTGTCTTGCTTCAGGGTGAAAGTTTGAATCAGTAAGTGCAGAAACTGCTGCTTGAGCCATTTTTTTCAAATATTCTTCTTTACCCAATTTCTCAGGAGTAATTCCTAATTTTTGAGCTTGTTGTCTAACTGCCTTATTTACTGCAGGAACACCTTTTCTTGATTTAGGTTCGCTTGGTTCATCTTTAGGTTCATCTGTTAAAACTAAATCTAATCGTTCCTTTGCCCATTTTTCTAATTCAGCAGTAGAATAATTATCAGTTCTAAATTTCATATCATGCTCACTTGCACCACCAATTTTTGCTAATCTCTTTAATATATTATCATATTGATTATCACCTAAACCGAATGCAACATTTGGGTTTCTATCACCTCTTTTAATTGCGTACGCAACAGACATTGATAATGTTCCCTTCATATCATCCAAATCCATTTTAATCATTTTAGGACTTAATTTTGGAGTATTTGATTTTGGTTCTGATGTTGTTGGTTTATCAAAGATATTTACTTTTGAAGCAGTACCAGTTGATTTATCTGATTTATTATCTTCTTTTTCAGAGTGAGTTCCTGCTTTGATTGCAGCATCTCTACTATCTTTTGATTTGAATACTGAGGTTTTACCACTCTTTTTATTTGTTGCGGTAAAAGTTTCTTCGTTAAGTAAATTTCTTAATTTCATTGATTCTGTTATACTTTTTAATTTTGTAGATTGAATTTTATTTTCGTTTTTCTTTTCTTTATTGTTAGGATTAAGAACCGATTGGACTAAATCTGCATCAGCATCAAACCCATTTATTCTTAATGTATTCGCAATTGCATCTACTGCATCTGGAGCAAAATATTTAGAGGATTGTAAAACATTAAAACTATAACTATCAACATCATCAGATGGGTTCATATAAATTGAACCATCTGCTGTATTATTTTTTATATAGTCCATTTTCTCATCATACTTAGGGTCTAATCCATATGGGTAATCTACTCTTTTTGCAAATTCAGGTTTCCCTTCAAGTGCTGCTACCAATTCTCTTGCTTCTCTACGATATTTAAATTTTAATGCCTTAACTGCTGATTGAAGCATTACTTCTCTAAACTTTTCCTTACCTAATTTTTTCAGAGTAAATCCTGCTTTTTCAGCCAATTTATTAGCTAAAGCATTTACTTTGGGGTCACCCTCTCCTCTTTTATTTTTAGGTTTTGATATTGGAGTTTTTTTAGATTTATCTAAATATTTGTCTAATACATTTGTTATATCACCAACTATATTATTTATGTCAGTATCTATTTCATCCATTAACTCATAGTCATCATCCATTTCTGCTTCGACTGAATCTGCTTCCAATTGTTGCCAATTACTATTTAATGACTTTAATTCATTAAAATCATCTTTAGAAAATATATCTTCGTTATTATCTAAATAATCATCAAACTCTACTGAATCTCCTAAATTATCATCTATATCACTTTGGGAAATTGATTTATTAGATTTTTTAGGTTTTGATTTTGGTTTATTTGATGGTTTATCAAAGATATTTACCTTTGGAGTTTCACTATCTTTAGAATTAGAATCTCCCTTATCTTTTATAGGATTATGAGTTCCTGCTTTGATTGCAGCATCTCTACTATCTTTTGATTTGAATACTGAGGTTTTACCACTCTTTTTATTTGTTGCGGTAAAAGTTTCTTCGTTAAGTAAATTTCTTAATTTAATCATTTTTATTAATCCTATTTTTAAAATCCAATACTTACATTATCTCTATCACCTTCAACCCAACGAACTTTAAGTGATATTAACTTTTTCATTTCATCGGCTTCAAATCTATAATTACCATGTCCACCACTTACCTTCAAATCTACGATAAATCCGTGAATTCCATCAAATATAGAATTAACTTTTCCACCCAATAATTGTTCGAACGCTTTAATTTGTTTTTGTTGTTCTGGTTTTAATTCATTAAATGATACTTCAGATGCTTCGTTTAATATAGATTCAGTTAATACTTTTTTATGAGTATATAAATCCAACTTACCATCTTCTTTAATCTTAACATCGTAATTTGTTTTACGAATATCGTTATGACCACCTTTATATGGAGTATCACCAACTTCTTTGGTGATTTTACCTAATTCTATTTTATTATGTTCTAAATAATCTTGTATTGAGAATGCCATATGTGTATTCCTTATGCTAATTCAGTAATAATTTCTCTCATAAGGTCTTGTGCCTTACAGAAATCACCACATACTACTGCCTGTTCTTGTAATTGTTTATTTACAGATTCTTGTAATGGTGTCATAAATGCACCATGTGTAGATGGATTGGATACGAAATCCCAACCAATTAATTCAAAATCTTCACCTACTTTTACTTTACCCTCACCCATTGGTGATACTGAACCCATACCACGAGATGAAATTCCTAAAAGGATTCCTGCTCTTAATAATTCTTTTAAGATATTGCCTGATGGAGTTGGTAAGATTTCAACTGTCCCACACAAATCATTACCTTCCCAATGGATTTCCTTAATGTTATGAGAAACGTTCTTTAAATTGATTACAGATGAATCTGGATGGTCTAATTCTCCTAACGCTCTTCTTTCTTTAATAAGAGTTTCATATTTCTGTGCTTCTCTTCTTAAAATTTCCATCGGATATACTCTACCATTTTGATTTTCGGCACCAGCACGTTGTAGAATACCCTTTACAAGAGTTCTTCCACCTTCATCCTCATTTACCTTACCTTCAAATAGGTTAGTTTCTATTAATAATGATTTCATATCTATCCTTTATAATTATTTTAATTTTAAACTGCGTTGTGCATTAGTTAAACCATCAATAATTGATTGTAATCCTTTTTTAACACCATCAGTATCTCTATCTTTAACTCTTTTATCTAAAATTTTTGTATTTGCTTTTAGAAAGTTAATGATTGCGTTTTCGGTTGCACCCCAATTAATATCTTCTTCATTTATAGATTCATCTGCTTTTTTACCAGCTCTTAAATCTGCTAAATCGTCACCACTAATATCACCATCACCATCAACATCTAATTCTTTTTGGCCACCAACTAATTCTTCGTTTTTCTCACCTTTACCATTCCATGCGGCATCGATTTTATCAAAAAACGCTTTCTTTTCTTCATCAGACATAGATGGAATTGATTTTCCAGCTTTATCTAATGCTTTCTGAAAGAATGCTTGGTATTCGTTTTCTTCGGTTAAAACCTCTCTAACGATTTTCTTAAATTGTTCTTTTGTGATTTTCATTATTTTTCTATCTCCTGCAATGTTCTTGCTATGTTGATTATACGTTCTTTTATCTTATAAATATGTGAATTTGTTCTTTTCCAATATTGATTTGAATCTAATTCATTCATTGTTTTGATTTGATTATACCAACGGAAAAACTTTTCAACTTCACTTAATTGATTTTTTAATTCTTTTAAACCAACTGCTAGTTTTTTATTAGCATGCATAGAATCATCATTTTTTAATTCTAACCAACGATTTTCATTAATTGATTCCAATTTAAGATACTTACCTTTGTTGTAATCACCCTCAATAGTATCAATTATTTTTTGAATTTCGATTTTTTTAGATGAATTTGATTTATTTCTAGTATCTTTAAGTTTATTTATTACTTTGATTGTCAAAAGTTTTGCATCTTTTGGTTTTTCATAAGTTTTAACCTGTTTGATAATATCGTTTAAGTTATATTCATTAATTGATTCGTTAAATCGTCTTCTATCTTCCATCGAATCCCATTTTATACCATTTATTAAATCATCCATAGATTTGAACATAGGTGAATTGATTATTTTACCTTCTAAGTAATATTCACCGGATAAGTTTTTCTTTACTTTGCCAGTTCCAATTACTTGCCAAAAGTTTCTACTTACTCCTTTGGGAACAATAAAATCAATTATATTACCAACACCTTTGATTATTTTTAATTTTTGGTCTTTGGTTATTTTTGCTAATGAAGTAGTTGCTGGAATCCCATCCAAACCTTTGAATTGTTTTTCGGTAATCACCATTTCACTTATCGATTCTAATATTTTTGAAGATTTTTCAATAGTTAATATAGTATCAGGGTGAGTAGTCACTCTAAAACCAAAGTTTGGAGTTTCTTTAATACCCGAAAATTTATCTTTTAACGATGGGTGTGAAACAAATACACCACCTGGTAGATTATGTATAATGCTTCCTTTTGGTAAAACTACACTATGATAGTTTCCAATTTGAGCACCCTTTACATCTTTCGTTAATTGATATTTTTTATTATCTAAATGAGTTATAGTTCTACCAGAATTACCAGATACAAATGTTGTAGATGCTTCATTTACTGATTCAACTTTACCAACTAACTGCATACCCAATTGAGTTGCAATTTTCTTTTTACGTCTTTTTGTTGCATCACTTCCATCAGAAAACGCATTTGGAGTTTCGTATCCTGCAATATCACCGGTAGCAGTTGCTTCATCTAATTCTTGTTCGATTTCTGCAATTACTTCATCAATATATTTTTTAAGAGATTCGGCTTTTAACATTTTTTATTTCCTTTATAAGTTCAAATCCCATCATTAACGCAGAAACTTGTTCATCGGTAATTTTTTTACCAAACTTTTGATTCTTTAAGACGTTAATAGTTTCTTTTAATTTTATCTTTGTAATCTTATCATCCATTGTTGTATAAATGGAATGTAATTCAGTTACAACATTTTTTAATTCGTTGGAATAATATTCACCAAATTTAGAAGTATTGGTTACGTTATTAATGTATTCTCTTAATAATAATTTTTGAGAATCATTTAGATTTGAATATTTTTTATTAAAGGTTTCAACCAGAATCTTATAAGTAAGTAATCTTAAATCTTTTTCTTGTTTCTTATAATCTTCAACTAATTTATCTTCTTTTTGTTTCAAAGATGGAGTTGATGTAGATACGTGTTCTACTAATGTAAGTTTAGAATCGAATACATCTTTTACATCCAATACATTTGTTGCTTTTGCCTCAAATAATTTATGAATTGATGCAAGAACTTTGTAATTCGTTACTGGTGATGATAAGAATGAATCTATTTCAAAATTTTCTTTTATCGATTTAACTAAACTATATTTTTGTTTAGCCAATTTTTGCTCATCTAACTTTGTTCTAGCATCTAAGATAGCATCAATAAATTTTTCTGCTTTAGTTTCAGAATTATATTTTTCATTTATTAATAAATTAAATAAACGAAGTTCTTTAGCCAATTCTGTTCCATTGCCAAAAAATTCAGATACGATGTTTTTTGCCTTCTCCGGGGAATTATTTAAAATTTCCAAAGTTATTTGACGAGTTAATAGTTCGAATAGAAAACCCGTATTCTTAAATTTTGAATGTTTTATTTTTTTCATTTTACTCAAATCCTTATTTTGATATACTCAAAAACTCTATTATAAATATAAAATTTTTTATGATTGATTAATTTTGCGTGTCATCGATGATATTAGTCTCATCTAACATACCTTTTTGTTCTGCTAAAAATTTACGTTTTGCTGCAATCCCATTGATATATTGTAATGCACGGTCTTCAGATGTTCTGTGTTTTAATGCATTTTTATTTTCTTTATCACCTAATGGGTCTCTACCAAACGGAGATTTATCTTTACCATAGGTATTTCCTTCACGTGGTCTTCCACCTTTATTTGTAAGTTCGGTTTTGATTTGTTCTAAACTTTCCTCAACATCAGTTGGTTCGGATTCCACTGCTGGGTCATTGCCCTGATTCTCAATAGAATTATAACGGAATCTATCTTTAATATCTTCGATGATTTTACCTCTTTCACGAGTTTGATCACCTTCGGCCATTTTAAAGATGTTTTCATAAATCCAATCTTTACTTAACATATTCAATCCTTGCATATCTTGTGCTAATCTAACTTTTTCTGACCAAAGATTTACTTTCTCTTGTTCATAAATTGTTGAAGGATTAACTAATTGCAATTCAAAGTTAGTCATTTCAGAATCTGTAATACCTTGTGCGTATAAATGCACGATTGCTATTTTAGATAATTCAGAAACTACCGTTCTTTGGATTCTTTCAATTGTTCTTGCGAAACGAACATCTTCGGCTGCAAGAGTTGCTTTACCATTTACATTCTCATCATATCCCAAATATGCTTTTGGAATTTTAAGTGCTGCAAATAATTTAGATTTTAAGTATTCAATATCATCGATTGCAGCATAATCTAATCCTGCAAGGTTTTCAATTGAAGTTCCACTATCACCACCTCTAACCGGTAAGAAGAAATCTTCGGTAAGGTTTTGCATATTATACTTTAAGTTATAATCGCCACTATTTTTATCAACGAAAGGAACTTTCTTCATTTTGTTGATAATTCTTTGCATGTAATTATCTACTTCAGTTGGTGGAATGTTTCCTATATCGATTTTAAACACTCTTTTTTCAGGTGCTCTCATAATACGATGGATTAACATCGCATCTTCCATTAAACTCAATTGTTTCCACAATCTTCTACCATTCTCAATCATTGATTTACCATATGGTAACCAGTTTGTATCTGCTAATAAACGGAAATGTGCTATTTCGAAATTATCATACTCAACTTTACCATTTGGGTCTTCAGTAATTTTAAATTTAACTACATTTGGATTATGGGGGTCTTGTCCTTCTAATCTTTCTGTGTTATATACTGAATGAGGGGTTACGTTTACAATACCTTTACCTTCGGCAATTTCTAATCCTAAGAAAAAATCACCATACTTAACCATATTACGAACCCATGGCCATAAGTTAAACTCTACGTTAAGAATATCGTAGAAAAGGTTGTCTAATACTTCTTGTACTTTTTGATTATCAGAACGAATGGTTAAAATATCACCAAATTCGTTTTTAAGTGTAGATTCATCTGCGTATATATCTAAAGCAGATGCTAGAATTGGGTCACAATCCATTGCATCATAATCTCTAAATACTTCCCTGCGAACTTGTTGGTATGCCATTGATTGTGCACCACCTGCTTGTTCAAAGAAAGATTTTTGAATTTTAGTGTATCTATCTCTTAACGATGATAGATTGGTCTGTTGTCTTTCATCGGCATCAAAGACCGTTCTCTTACCATCTTTATCAACAGTCACAACTGCCTTAGATTGAAAGAGTTTACTTAATCTGCCAAAAAACGAAGTATCCGCCATATTTTTTTATTTTAATTTATAACCTTTTATTTTTTTTACCATTTTCTACAAGACCAATAATTTGCTTTATGTCTTGGTCCAGGATTATCACAATTCATTCTTGCTCTAAATGATTTTCTAGCAGCAGGATTTGATTTTCTGATTTTCATTCCTTTTTGTCCGAAATTCACTTTAACTACATTTCCTGCAGGATTTTTTACATATACTTTAAATTTTTTAACATCACCTTGCATTGGTTTACCCAATTTTACTTCTCTACCTTGATATTCTGCTTCATTAACACAATTACAAGTAGATTCTTTTAGTTCTGTTGTATAGTTTTTTAAAAAATCTAAGAAATCTTCTTCATCCTCATCTTCTACATCATACTCATCGTATTCATCATCGATTGATTCGTTTTTTGATGGGACACAATTTGGAACTTCCTTTCCATTTAGCATTTTCATGCCAACTTGTTTGTATCCTTTCCAACACGGTGATTCTTCGTTCAATAGTGTTTGTAATTTTATCATAATTTTCTCCTATACACTATAAATATATAAAACTAATTTATTACCTATTTAATCAACCAAGTCAAATCTTCGTTTCTATCACCCACTCTCATTTGCCAAGGATTTTCATCTAATGATGAATTGCCACCGAAACCATCTAATGTGAATGAATGTTGTTGGATTCCACCGATTGCCATTTTAGTTAAATCAACACCTTCTTGTCTTAAACGAAGTGCAGTATCTCTAACCCATAATCCAATACCCAAAGACATCACCAAGTCATCATTATAACCTCTCATTGCCTCTGCACGATTACCAACCCATATAAATGTAAATAGTTCCTCTATCAATCTCGATGAACGAATTGTTACGGATTTTTCTCTGACGTAGTCTTCTAATTTAGAAATAATCAAAGGACGAGTTTTAGATGTAGTAGAAAATCCTGCCACCATACCTCTTTCTTCTGCTCTGAATTTATTATGTAATTGATGTTGAACATCTACATACTTTAAATCCTTACTCATATAAAAAAGATTGCGGTATCCTCTATCAATTACTTGTTGAATTACTGCCCAACCAATATTAGCATTCTCTATTACTAAAAGTGCCTCATTATATTCAGTTGCAAGTGCTACTAAGAAATTACCAAAATCTTTAGTATCCATTTTTCCTTTATATTCTGCTACTTGTGTTGCAGTTTCAATATCAAACACATGACATGCAGAGTAGTCACCACCATCTCCACGAGCAACGTCCGCTACAACCATATATCCTTTGTTGTAGTTTGGATATTCCCATTTCCATAGGTTAGAATCCCACCCAGTCTTCTCAATTGGTTCTTGAACATAAGTTTCCTTATAAAACATAAGTAACTCCGGATCGATAACCGTATCACCGGAACTTACAAAGTCACAATCACATTCTTGTGCGGCACCCTTTGGTCCTAATAATCTAGCTTGCTCATCTCTCCAACTTTGATCTCTTTCTGGGTGAACTGACCAGTGTAATCGAACGGTATTAAAATCGTTTGTTCCTTCTTCTGCACCTACCCACGTTCTATGAAAGAAATTACCCACACCATTAGGAGTAGATAGAATAATCGCACTACCACCCGTTGATAGAGTAGATTGTGCAGAAATCCAAATTTCTTCAATATTATCGATGAAGGCTGCCTCATCAAATACTAATAAGGATAGGGCTTCAGAACGACCAGCATCTCCAGAAGATGAAGTTGCCTTTGCTTGAGAACCATTTGCATATCGAAGGGAAAGTTTATTATCTTCTACCGTATCTTGTTTCAACCAACTTGGTAGGTATTGATTCATTACTCTGATTTTGGTAATTAAGTTTTTTGCAACTTCTTGTTTCGTTGCAATTACCAATACGTTGTAATCTTGATTAAATAACATCTTCCAAAGGGAAAATCCCGCAACCAAAGTAGAAATACCTGTTTGACGGGATTTTAATACGATGTTATATCGATGGTCTTTGAATTCTACTAAAGTTCTATCCTGAAAAGGAAATAAATGAAATGGAATTTTTCCTCTAACTGGGTGCTGAATCATACAATACTTTTTCATAAAGTATATTGGGTCAGCAGCACATTTAGAATACTCTAATTTAATTATATCTTTTAAAGATGCCATTTAGTTTATTTTAATAAAAATAAAGTAGTAGTTATAACACCGATAAACGTTCCAACTTTATATAAAAAAGTAGTTCGTCTAACTTGCTTTATTTCTTTTATTAAATCTTCAGATTTGTTTCGTTCTAATTTAAATTGTTCATCTTTTTGTTTGATGATATAATCTAAATTTGTCACTTTAGAGTTTAGAACTGAAATTACATTTTCTTTTAACACCAATTTTTGATTGGTTAATTCAAGTACCTTTTCAGTTTCTTCTAATTGTTGGATTGCTCCATCACCTCTAAGTATATCCTTAATTACTAGCTTTGCCACCGGAACTTTTAGCGGAACTATCGAGTCCGTTTTCGTAACGGTTTGAGAAAAACTGGTAAAGGTCATGGATAGCATAATTGTCAACGTTATTAACTTTCTCATTTGTTTCTTCCTTTATTGTTGTTATTTTTTTGGTTACTACTGCGATATTCTTATCAATTACTACAACTTCTTGATGTAGTTTATTGATATGTCTATCCAATTCTTTGTTGACTAACACTACCGAGTCAACTTCGGTTTGAATACTATCAATCTTCGAATTATAACCATCAATATCCGTTCTCAACTGCTTAGTGAAAAAGATATTATATCCGGCTAACCCAATAATGACTAATAGTAAAATGGTTGATTTAATGTCTCTCATAAATTAATCCTTTTTTACAAATAATGTTCATAATTGTTTTTTCTTATAACCTCAAACGCTTCGTTACGTTTATCTTCTATTTCCTTTAATTCAATTTCACCATTTTCGATGAATTCTTTGATTTCTTTTTTGATTTCATCCACCGATTGTGGTAATTCCCATTTTTCAACTGAACCATCTTCATTGATGTATTCATAAAATGGTTTAACTTCATCTAAAGATTGTCTGATTTGTTCTAATTTGATTTTACCCTCAATAATCATACGAGTGTAAACTTTATAGTCCTGATATTCTTGCCAAATTCCTTTTAACTTAATGTCAGTTTCTATTTTTGCTAAACAATCAATACAATAACCTGTTTTCTGTATTAGTTTAAAATCTGTTTTAGATTTTTTAACTCTTTTACATTCAATGTTCTTACATTCTTTTTGTTCATTTAACCATTTTCTAATATCGTTAAATGCTTCAGAATTTTTACCAGTTTTTAAAGTATAACCTTCTTTCTTTTCGTAACGATTATATTCGTCTTCCCAAACATCACCAACCTTACGTTCTATTGTTTCAGGAGTATAACCAATTTGAGTAGTTTTTTCATAATCACCACCACTCATAACCATATCAACCAACTTTCTACGAGTTGGATGCATAAATTTCTTTTGGAACTCTTTTGCCATAATTTTTATATATTAGGTTCTTTATTCTAATATATATACATATATTAAAACTAAAAAATTAATATTTTTTTAAAAAATTAGTAAAATATTCCTAATAATTGGTTCAATGAAGCAAAACTACCAGTTAATTTAAAAGTTTTACCATTATACACAAATACAATACCTTCAATTGGAACAATCTTATCAACTCCACCTACTGCAGATAATCTTCTCAACTCTAATTTTAATTTTTCAATCTTTTTAGGGTCACCTGATTTCTTAACATCACTAATAGTTTGGTCTAATCTCTTTTTCATATCTCTAACAGCCTTGTCTGGATTAACAGTCAATACTGATGATGTAAATGAAAGAACTTCTGCACCCACTCCTAAGAAAATATCTTCAAATTTCATTAAATTTTCTTTAGTGATTTTTCCTTGGTCTTCTTTATCAATTTTAGTAGCCCAATCTAACACTTTAGTATCTGTTATATTTTTAGCATCTATTCTAAATCCTTTATCACCAAACGCCCATCTCTTCACTAATCCCATTTTAGTATTATTATCTAACTTTAATGGTGATTTTTTATCTACAAAGTTTTCCCACCATGCTTGATGATATTCAGCAACACCTGCAGTATCTCCCAACCCAAATTCTTTTTGTAATTTAGAGATTTTCGAATTGTATTCACCTTTTTTAGATGAAAGATTTTGTGATTTTGGTAATGATAGAACCGGTGGTCCTTGTAAAGTATAATTAGCCTGAACGTTTTGTTCTACTTGCTTAATCATACCACCCAAAATCTTACCAGATTGTTGGTCTTCTCCAATCGCGTTACCTTCCATATCATATTCCATTGTTCCGTGGAATACTAAAAGAGGTTGACCATATGGAATTACATTGACTGAGGTTGGGTATATTACCTCAATGTTCATAAAACATGCACCATTCTTAAAAATCTTATCTCTTTGTTTTTCAGAAAGTGCTTTTATAGCCTTACTAAGGTCTTGCATTGCAAAGTTGTAAGCTTTCTCTAATTCTCCCCTACCAGTAAATTTATCCGCAACACCTTTTATATCTAATGCACCTGCACCTCTATTTTTTAAGTGTCCTTTATTACGAGCAGCAACTAATCTTCCACCTACCCAACTAATTGCAAGTGCTTGCCCATCAGTTTTCTCTCTAGCAAGTTCTAATTCACCATCTAATGCACGGTTTACAATATCTTTAAGTTGTCCAAAGGTTAAATTAATATCAGTATCAAATGGATGATTCATATGACCATATGCACCACCTTCATTTATAAATGATTCTTTTACTGGTTCGTATCCTCTGTTTTTCTTATCTTTTTTATTCGTTTGGTGACCTACTTTATTATCTGCATCATCAAAATCAATAGTATCTAACTCTGCAGGGTATCCCATATCAGGTGTATAACTTGAACTTTTGTGATGTTTGATAAAATTTCTATCAATTCTCGAATCTGCTTTATGGTTTTTTGAATTTATATTTTCAAATGCAGATGGTGATTTTATTTTTCGCCATCCACCTGCAAATCGAAATATTCTTGCTGGTATTTCTAATATACCATTTGATGGTAATTTACTCAAATACTTTTTATCAATATTAATTACCTTAGTAATAAACGCATTCTTTTTATTATCTGCACCAACTAATTCTACTTCAATTGGAACTACTACTCCACCTATTTTAAGATTACCAGCAAATAATTGTCCTTTTGTAAATCCTTCTGCTAATTTATCTTTTGAACTTTGGATTGGGTCTTTAAATCCATATTTTAAAATACGATTATATTTTGATGTCTTATCATGATCATGATTATGGATAGGTAATACTTGATCGGTTGATTTTTTCTTTTCATATTCAGATGGATTATCACTATATGTTGTCCAACCTTCTAAATTATCTAAATAGTAATCTTGAGTATCATAATCACTCCAATCATCATTCCATGAATTACCAGTTGTTGCGTTTCCATCGTTTTGGAACGAACCCCCCATTGCACTGATTTCAGATATAGTATCTTCAGTTTCAATAGTAGCAAGTTTAGTATAATACTTAGGGTCTTCATATAAATGATCCATTGCAATTTCTTCAGCAATTTTTCTATCTGAAGTGTGTTCCATTTCTACTTTAATACCAATCTGTAATTGATTTGATAATTCATCAATATCACAATTATGATAATTTGCTATATCATATAAATTCATACCAGTAGATTTGCCACCAGGAATTTTATCTTCAATTGTTAAAGTTTGATTTGTTGATTTGAAATCACCCTTTCTCATTACCGTTTTAGCAATGATATGGTTGGATTGTTTAACAAATGGAATATTTATATCGTTTCTTTTATCTTTAACAACAATCTGATGGAACTTTTCTAAGAATTCTTTAAATTCCTTTTTATGACGTGCTAATCTTTTGAAAAACCCAGTCAATTCTGCATCCGAAATTTCTTTTCCATTTCTAGCATCATTAACTCTATCAAAGAAATGATTTGTAAATTCAATATCTTCGGGTGATAATTGTTTCTCTGCGTATTTTTCAACCTGATTTAATTGTGACTTACTCATTTCATTTTGTTGGATTTCCAACTCTTCATCAATCATTTCCTTAACAACTTTACTGAAATCACTTAGATATTTTTCACTAACTGATTGTTCTTCTTTCTCACCTTCACTTTCGTAAGTCATAATTGATTTTTGAAGAATATCACTTGGTATTTTCATTTCTTGCATATTTTTAGCAATCAATTCACCAAATTTCTGTAAATACATTTCTTCGTTTTCTTCATCTACACCTGCAAATATCGCAGCCTTGCCTATTCCCTTCAAAATAGTTTCACCAACTACGTGGGGAATTAATTCAATTGCAACGTGTTTTCCAAATGCAAGTGCTCCATGTGATGCTCCACCTGTCACTGCTCCAAATAGAGCAGTTGTGGCTACTTTTATAGCAATTGCTTTTAAAGCCTTTTTATCTTCATCGGTTAATTTTTCTCCTTTGAAGAATTTTGTTGCACCAACTCCTGCCTCTTTAAATTCTTTAATTTCGTGTTGTGCAATCTTTTTAATTGCTTGAATTGCTCCTTTAGTTTTATCGGCAATCATTTCACCAATAGTTCTACGAACTTCGGAATTTGGTCTTTGTTGATTTTTAGTAAAGAATTCTTTTTCTTTTTCAGCCCAACCACTAATTTTTCTTTTTAAATTTGTAATGCTGTATTTACTTACATCAGTTTTTTTAGAATCAGAATTTTCGTATTGGAAATCACCATCGTAATTAATAATTTTTACGGGTAATTTTTTACCACTTGCAGTAAATGACATTAAACGAGTATTTCCTGCTAATAAATGTAATTGGCCTGAGTTGTCTTTTAATACAATTGGAGATGGAACTGCATTTCCTTTTGCAATACCTTTCTCTAATCTATCCCAATCTTTACCATATTTAATAGCACGTTCTTTACCCAATTTTAACATTGCATCCTTACCACCATTTTTACTTGCAGATAGAATATCACCCATATCAGAGTTATTCATATTTTGCATTTCTTCAGATGATAAATAAACCGGTTTTGCATCTTTAATTTGTTGAATCATATCAGATTCATCGGTAAATGCATTTGGTGCAACTTTTTTAGTCACTTCATTATCAAAATATTCACTAGTTTCACCTTGAAGTTCTTCATCGGTGTATTTTCTAATGTTTTTTACTTTTGATCTAGGGTCATCTAATATTTCCCACCCATCCTTACCATCAGTCCAATCTTTATTAGTTGGTTCGGTAGTTGTTGGTTGTTTAACATTTGGATCATGAGCGAACATCTTTGCCCCTTTAACTGCAGTTCCCTGCGGAGTATCTTGTTTAGGTTCGTTTGTTTGAGTTTGTGATTGAATATACTTACCACTATCATCTTTGGTAAACGTAGGGGATTTATCATCATCTTCCTTACCTTTTAATTTGTATCTACCATACCCAATATGAGTATATTTAGCATCTTCATTCTCATCTTCAAAAAATATCTGTGTTCCTTCTTTAATCATTCTAAATGTCACTACTTTTTTACCATTAATAGTTGGCATACCATGTTCATCAGTTCCAATGGTTTTAACAACAACTTTTTTGTTCTTAAATTTACCCATCAAAAGAGTATCACCTACTTCAACCGGTAAGGTTATTGCTTCTGTTAATTTATCTGAAATTAATTTAAATATTTGTTTATTGAATTTTGGATATGCAGTATCGGTAAAGAAGTTTTGTTTTTGATCTTCTGAGCCATTACTTAATCCGATTCTCACATCAGTTCCACTAATTGAACTTAATGCAGGTGAAACATACACATATCCTTTGGTTTTATATCCTTCAGTTGGATGTCCATCCCATTTAGCAAAATACTTACCACCCAATCTACTACTATCCTTTTCACCAACTACCGTTACAAATGCAGTTGTTTCCTCATCGAAATTTTTAAGTATTTCCGTTGGAGCATATGGATTTTTAACTTCAACTATTTTGTTTGATGGAATGCCAAACATAGTTGTCATTATTTGTTTTTTTTCTCTAAAATTAAAGGGTGATTTTGGCTTTTCGGTTTTATTAGATGTTCCGATATATACACTATCTTTTCCAAACTTTTTTACAAGATTTGAATACGTTGCGTAATGGCCTTTATGAAATGGTTGAAATCTACCCACATAAACGACAACTGTCTTTTTTATGGGAGTAGATTCCTCTAATAATATTTGTTCTGCTAAAAATGTAGATAATGTGCTCATATTTTAATATACCTCGTCGAGTATATAAATATGATAAAGATTAGAATTAGTGATTTTTATAGACAAACGGGTCACGTTTTCTAAGTTCTTCCAATTTCTTTTTATATAATTCTTTTCTTTGTTTTTCGACTTTCTTATTCTTAAAATAAGTAAAAATTTTCTGTATTAGGTTCATCATTAAATAAATTATAAAGGTTATTAATATATGTTGTATTTACTTCCGTTTCTTTAATTGTTATTAAAGTATTTCGATTATGTTCTAATATTGGTAATAATTTGGTATTTAATTCATCCCATTCTTCATTTGTTTTTTCAATTAATGATTTTATGGTTTTATATACCGATTCCATTCTATCAGAATTATCTTCAATTTCATCATAACTCTCATCCCAAAAATCTGAAAATGTTTTAAATCCTTTTGATTTTAAATATTTTAATATTCCCGGTTTACCAACTATGACAAATGGATGTAAATGTGCAAATCCTTTAAACGATTTTTCTGAAATATAATTTCCATATTCATAAAATATAGTTTCGGTTATTACACTAAAATAAGTATTTAAATAATTTGTTTTATTCTCAAATCCGAATCCCCATACTCCATTTATATCTTCGTAATCAATGGTTTTTTTATTAATTTTGTTTAATTTAAAAAATCCATTTATCATATTACTTTTTACTTTATCATTTTTTAGATAAGGTTCTCCGTTATGACCAGTGTCATGTGCCAAATCCAATCCTAAATTTTTTATTACTGATAATGATAAATCAATTGAATAATCTACATTATCTATTAAATTATCATTATGTAATAAACTTAAAAGTATTACTCTATGTGATGCAACTCTTCTATTGAAAATTAATGCTTTCTTATTTCGATTTGTTGCATTTTTAAATTCATCAGAACTCATTAATGAATTTACATTCGAATTGCCATTAAATTCAATTACATCGCGGTTTTGAATTATATCTCTTGTTTCACCACTTTTTGGTAAAATGGGCCAGCAATAATATGCAGTATAAAATTGTTCCGTAGTAGGATTATCTTTTAAATACATATCATACAAATCACGTGTGTTCATTGATGATGTTATTACTAAAACCTTTTTTGGTGGAATGTTTAATTCAATACATTTTGAATGAAGAGTTTCAAATAATTCAGGTTTTATATCCCCTTCACTACTATAATCAAAAATTAAATAGTAATTTGAAGCTTTACGAATATATTCTTTTGATTGTTCTGAAATAAAATCGAAACAATGTGTATTTTGATGGTAATTTAGGTTATTGCCCAAACAAGTATCAATACTTCCAAATGGATGTATTGTATATACTACTAAACCAGATTCACCATTTTCATATACTTTTGAATCAGATGGATTAAATGCTAATTCTGATATATGTCGATTATCAATATTATGAGTTGAAATATTTAAATTACATTCGTAAACAGATAATTGTTCATAGTTTTTGTTAAATGCAGCAATAGTTTCATGAGTAACTATGAAATTATAATCCCACATATCATTGGTGTATTTATAATTCCATCCATTTGGAACGAATCCATGTGGTCCCTGAACGTCAAATACCTTTTTAATTCTCATAATACATTTCTGGATATTCAACTAATATAATTGGTCCGTTTGAATTTAATGCTTGTTTATATGCAGGTAATATCTTATCTGCAGAATCTAATTTAATAACCGGAATATGTTGTAGCATCGATGCGAACTGGTCTGAATAATCTGCTTTATGTTGATGTCCTGGATCAAGTGGTTTATCTGCACCCTTTCCAACTCTAATAATTACATTTGGACAATATTCACCATCAGACATTACTTCCAATTTATCTAAATGGTTTATCAGTTGATTGGATGCACAAATAAGAAAATCCCAACGAGGATAAAATGATACAACTCTATGACCTGCCATAGCTAATCCAACACTCATTCCCATTTGAGTTTCTTCCATTACAGGAGTTTCAATCATTCGTTCTTTTGGTAATCCTTCGATTGTTTTACTCATCGGATTTCCATAATACACAATTTGTTGACCAATAAAAATAGTAGATGGGTCTTCCATCGTTAATTTCATTGCTTCAGTTAATGCATCTAAGTAAGGTGTGGATTGTGCTGCACTCATTTTATAGTTTTTTTTATAAATTCATTTAAATTATTTGCTACGTATTCATTTCCAAAATAACCCAAATGATTATCAGTATAAATATCGTTTAATTCGTGTGTTATTGTTAAATTTTTATTGATGAATGAAATATTAATTGGTTCAATACTCCCATCTATCCAATAAAAATTATAATCTAATTTTAAATTATTTTTTAGTAAGAATGTATAAAATTCAAATCCGTTTAGCAACACATATTGAATATTATTTAATTTTAAATATGATAATAATCCAAGTATATTATTCATGGTTTTTTTAATCTCAAAATCTACATTGATAAATTTTGAAAAGTAATCTCTTAAATCGTTTTTTATTAATAACGATTCAGACTTATCATACCCATTTGCAACATCTGTATTATCATCTGAATTTTTTAATACTCCCCATGTGATGTTAAACATTTTATCAAAATCATTTGAATAAAACTCATCTCGCCACATGGGAGGTATTTCTAATAAAAATAAAGTTGTTTTAGATTCTAATTGATGGTTATGTATATAATCAAAGGTTTTTCTAATCATTCTATTTGCAGAACCACCGGGAATTGAATCATTTACTATTGATACATCATTCTTTTTTGATATTAAATTAGGATATGCAAAATCAATATGTTTATCTATTTTAATATTATGAATATCATTATATAAATTTTGAACTTCATCCCAATTTAACCCGCCTGCACAACTGAAACTTGAACCACCTGAATATATTTTATTATAACTCATTCAATTTTTATTTATGGACGAGAATCTGGGTTGTATAAATGTTTGTTTGCTTTATACCACTCAATCGTTTCTTTTAACGCCTGTGTTAAATCTCTTTTTGGTTTCCAACCTAATTGATTAATCTTCTTAGAAGAAAGTAATCTGATTGGAATCATTGGTGCTTTGTTATTCACATATTCGATTGGATTTGTGTTTCCATCTAATTCTTTAATAGTATTTAAAGTTTCATTGACAGTAAATCCTTCGCCATAACACACATTGTAAATATCGTATGTATCACAATTTTCTGCTACGAAAATAAAACCATCTGCCATATCTTCAACGTGAAGTAAATCTCTAACTTCAGTTCCATCACCCCACACCGGAATCGGATTTAATCCATCTGCTACTTTACGAATATTTGCAGGTGTAACGTGACATTTTTCAAAATCAAATTTATCATTTGGTCCGAATGCATTTGAAGGTCTAACAATCAAACATTGCATTGGGTCGTGAATCTGATTAGAAAAGAAATCACATAACATCTCACCATATCTCTTCATACCACCAACTGCTTTATAGACAGGTAATAATGGGGTTGCATGAACGTTTACATCTTCACTACAAAATTCAGTTCCCATATCTGGGTATGTTGTATTTGATGATATAAATAAGAATTTACGAACTTTGTTTTTCCAACTTTGCTCCATTAAATTAGTATTCATCTCTACGTTTGGAGTAACGTGTAATAGTGGGTTGAATTTAGTATCCAATGCGTTTGATGTATTTGCTGCACAATGAAATACTACATCAATATCTTCCGAAACCTCTGCACAAAATTTAGCATCTTGCAAGTTTCCTTTAAATAATGGAATGGTTTCACATCCTTCAAAATCGTTTCTCAATCCTCTACTATGAGAAGTAGCACGTAAATTAGTATAACCTTTTTGATGTAATAATCTTAAAAGGTGTGAACCAATAAATCCACTTGCACCCGTGACTAAAATTCTATCTGTTTTTTTCATAACTTATTTTTTGTATTCGTTTAAATAATAATCAATCGTTTCTTTCAATCCCTCTTTAAGAGATACTTGTTGTTTTATACCAAATGATTCGGCTCTTTCAGTGCTCATCAAACGTTTTGTATCACCATTTGGTTTAGTTGGGTCCCACTCAATTCCAACTTTAACTCCATACATATCTTCATATATTTCTACAAGAGTTTCTGCAAGTTCTTTAATTGTCACACCAGTTCCACTACCTAAATTGATTGGTTGTGTTAATTTTTGTTCATATGATTGAATAATACCATCTGCAACATCTCCTGCATAGATAAAATCTCTAATTGGAGAACCATCTCCCCAACATACTAATGGATGTTCTTTTTCACCAAATAAACGTTTGATTAACGATGCAATGACAGTAGATTCTGGACCGAAATTATCATGTCTACCATAAATGTTTGCAGGTCTTACAATTGATGCTTTATTCCAATCGTATGATACTGAATATACTTCTGCTTGAAGTTCACCTAATCTCTTAGCCCATCCTGCATATTTATCTTTTTCTGATGGGAATGTTTTCCAAACATCATCTTCATAGAATACTTCTGCTGGTTGATATACTCCAACCGTTGATGTATATACATACCATTCAACTCCTTCTAATCTTGATGCTTCCATCATATTAGTATTGAATTGCAACATTGGAACAAAATAATCAGCAGGTTGTTCGGCTGCTCTTTTTGGAGAACCCTTTACACCTGCGATGTGAAAAATTACATCTTGTCCTTCTACTACTTTTTTACAATTTGAAAATTCTCTTAAATCAGCTTTGATGAATTGATAATTTTCATCTTTATACTTTTCCAATTGATTTGTTGGTTCGTGAATATCCACTGCCGTTACAAACGCACCTCTATCGATACATTTTTGAACCATGTAATTACCAACTAATCCGTTGGCACCTGTGATTAAAACCTTTTTACCATTCATTTTCTATATTTTTAAAAATTTGTGGAAAACTATCTAACTCTAATGAATTAAACAATTCCCTATTATATATACATATATTTTTAGTTTTTAGATATATTTCATTGATTTCTTCAATTGATTTTGAATTTAAACCTTTAACTAAATCCATAAGAACTTTTAACCTCTCTCGCCAATCCTCAATCTCATCATAACTCTCATCCCAAACATCTGAAAATGTTTTATAACCATACGTTTTTAACCTCTTCAAATATTGATATGGACCAAATACTATAAATGGTTGATAGCAAATTATTGGTTTTAATATTTTTTCAGAAATGAATAATTGATTACAATCAAACGATGTTTCCGTTACTAAATTAATACAAGAATTTAAAAATAAATCTTTTTTAAAAGTAGCGTTAGTGCCAAATCCACTTTTATTTTCACAATCCATAGTATCTAATTCAATTGGAATTTGTTTATTATAAAAATCTCTACGGTGTATTATACTACCAACTGATTCAATATCACCCAAAGTTTCTAATGGTGATAAAAAACTAAAATACGAAGCTGAATAATCGTTAGTTAGATATTCATGTAGTAATCGTGCACGATGGTGTTTATCGGTAGTTCTATTAAATGATATAAATTTTTTTGTTCTAAAATTATCTAATTCATTAATTTGAATATCTTCACTCACATAACCCAATGCATTTTTATGTTTAAATAAAAAATATTTTGAATGTTTGGATGATGCTTCTTCTAAAAAATAATCAATTACATATTTTTCAGGCAAAGCAGTATTACTATCAATTATTATAAATTTATTAGGAATTGTTTTATTTAAAAATTCAATTGTTTCGATATAACTAGAATATGAAGATGGGTCTGCAAGACTTACTGCTAATAATTTAACATCATTATTATTAATAAAATTTATTAGGTCATTATCTAAATTAGAAAATGATTGAAGGCTACATTTACCTTCCATTAATATTAAATTTTTATATCCTTCGCGTATTTCTCCATTAAAGGTGTGTGAATATTTACTTTTATCTACATTCCAAAATAAAGGGCCTGCAATTGTAGTATTATCATCTCCATTTTTTTCTAACTTATGACTGAACCATACGAAATTTAAAAGACTACCCATTTGCCAGTTCCGTAATGCGGATATTTTGATTTATATTTATAATAAATTACATCTTCTGGTATTTCTCTCTGAATACCTCCCCATGTATCTAAGGTTGGGGTGTTGGTTGAAACTTCATTATCTTCAACTATAAAATATAAAGGTAAATCATAGTTTCTTGCATATTTATGAACTTCATAAAATACACCAGTTTCGAAACTCATATCACCAATAAAACACCATACCTTTTCATCCCCACCTTTTAACTTAATCGATTTAGCAACACCCAATGCAATTGGTAAAGTTCCAGTTACGATTGCAGATGAATAAAAATTAGAAGCCTTATCAACAATTGTTATTGATTTACCATCTAATATTTTTTGTTTTAACGTTTGTGGTTCAACTCCATGTAGTAATGCATGATAATGGGAACGCCATGTTGAAAATACCCAATCTTGTGCACCTATTTTTTTGAAAATTTCAATTAGTTGATTTTCATTTCCGTTTGATAAGTGTATAGGACCAGTTATTTCACCATTTTCCCAATGCTTAATAATATCATCTTCAAATTCAATTAGTTGTTCGGCCGTTAAACTTCCACCCAACCATCTATCTTTGTGATATTCTAAATTTTTAATTTCCATTTCTATCTCTTTTTGAAAGAATCGGTGATTGAACCGGCCAATCTATACCAAATCTCGAATCATTAAATACAATTGTTTTTTGTTTATTCTCATCATTATATTCACCCTTATACGCCATTTTATATGTGAATATCGAATCATCTTCCATTACAAAATGGCCATTAGCAAACATAGGCGGTATTAAAACTTGAGTTGCAGTTTCGGGTGAAATTACAAACGATTCCCATTTACCATAATTGGGTTGTTGTTCTCTCATATCTAACACTACCAAATAAATTTTACCATGAATACAACTTACTAACTTCCAAGTCTTTTCATCGTAATGTAATCCACGTAACACACCGAATTTTGATTTTGAGTATCTATCGTGTTTAAACTCTAATCCTTCGTTACGTTCGTTTGCTGGTAATAATCTATCGTAATATTCTGAATGATATGTTGTTGATATTGAACCACGATATTCGTGATATATAGATGGTTGAACAATCTTCACTTCTGGTAATACCGAAGCATTATAAAAGTGAAAATCGTTCCAATCTCTTTCTTTGTAAAATATACTACGTCCTTGTGCCATAACCTAATGGAAATCCATTCCTATATTTTGATGATAAATCTTGTATTAAAATTGTGTATGTTTTGATTAGTTCCACAATACCATCATCTAAACTCCAATCTGGACTCCAGCCTGTTGCTTCGATTTTAGCATTTGAAACCACATAATCTCTTTTATCGGGATCTTCATAAAAATCTGAATATGTAATTGCGAAATTGGGAACATATTCTTTAATTTTTTCTACCAATTGCTGTTTAGTTAAATTAGCAGATGATAATCCTACATTAAATACATCTCCACTAAATTTTTCATAATTTTCTATCATATATTGGAATGTTTTAGCAACATCTCTAATATGAATGTAATTACGAGTAAAGTTTTTCTCAAAAATGGTAATATACTTATCAGTTAATGCTTTGTAAACAAATTCGTTTACCAATAAATCCATTCTCATTCTAGGTGAAGAACCGAATACCGTTGCTAATCTAATTGAAACTCCACCGATATTTAAAACCTCTCTTTCTGCTTTTACTTTTGTCACACCATAATGTGAAATTGGGTTAAGTGGACTTTCTTCAGTGCACTCTCCGTTTTCTCCTATTCCATATCCACTATTTGTATTTGGATATACCACCCTTATTTTCGTATCTTTAACTATTTCACATATTTTTCTAACATGATCATAGTTTACTGCAGTTGCCAAATCTTTATCTCTATCGCAAGCGGGGAATCCTACGATTGCTGCCAGAGGAATTACTACATCGAATGATGGAACTAATTCTTCTAACAATTTATGATTTCTGACATCTCCATAAATAAAATCAAAATTTTTATTATGTGAGTAGTGAATTAAAGATGTTTGATTATACATCAAATTATCTAATATAGTTACGCTATATCCACTATTCAATAATCGCTCAGTTAAAACTGAACCCAAATAACCTGCACCACCTGTGATTAATACTTTCATATAAGACCCTTATCTATTACGTTGTTAAAAAATTCTTTTTGATATTGTTTTGTTGTATATAATTTATGTAATACTTTTTTATTATGAATCAAAACACTTTCCATCTCTTTAATCATTAAAGTCATTTCTTCTTTTGATTTACTACACAAATCTTTTACAATATTTAAAATGATTTGAGTACGAGTTTTAAAATCTACCTCATCATCATATGATTCATCCCACCATTTACTAAATGTTTTAAATCCATATGATTTTAAAACAGATAATATTTTTGAATTCCCCATTATAATAAATGGATGTAAATTCATTATTGGTTTTGTAGTTTTTTCGGTTATGAAACAATATTTTGATTCGGCGTTTGTTTCCGAAACTATTGTAAAATAACTATTTTCATATTCATCTTTTCTACTTAAAAAATTATGAAAATCGGCAACCTTTTCACCATCATTATTATCTATAATTAATGGATAATAATTTTTATAGTTATTTTTTATATCCAATATATCTTCATATACTAAATTCAATTGTGGATACTGATTTGAATTGTTTACAAAGTTTTCAAAATGAGGATTTTCAAAAAATGATATATAACCCTTATCTATTAAATTTTCTTTATATAATTTATTCAAAAAATATGACCTATGTATTCTATCGGAATTTCGATTATACATTAAAAAGTATTTATCCTTAAAATCATAATTTATATCTTGTTGAATTGAATATTCGTAATCATTTTCAGTTATACTATTATTTGCAACACGTAATTCCGATATATACTTTCCAGCAGTTAGTAAATAATTGTTATTACAATAAACTGAAATTCTATGTTTGTATTTTTTTAAATTTATAGTATCATTTATAAAATTATTGTTTGTTGATATTATAACTTTATTTTTATGATTTATATTATGTTTATTTAAAAAATCATCAATTTTTGTTAAAAATGATTCATTATGTGGATACGCACCTTCCCTATAATCCATAAAAACTATTTTAAAGTTTTTATTATCTTTAATTAATTTTATCAATTGAGGTGAAAAAAAATCACTCAAATCAAATTTATCAGAACCATAATATTCATATAAATTATTTACATTTAAAGATTCTAATACCACTAAATACAATTGAGTTTCATCTATTTCTTGTTTCAATTCAGTAGTTAAACGATAATTTGTATTTGGTGTTTGTTCAACTATATAAGTTTGAAATCCAGCTGTTCTATTTAATTTAAAATCACTTGGTGATTCTAATGGTGGATAGTATCCGGCAAATGATTCATGAATTTTATTTAATTTTTTTATAACATTTATACCAATAGTTTGTTTAGTATATCCAAAAGGCAAATAACCTTCGGGTGTTCTAAAATCAAACACAAAATTAGTAATTGGTATGTTATTTAAATCTCTGGCATCCATGAGTTGTCAAATTTAATTAAATTATTTCCATTACCTGATATATCAAGTATTTTATATGGAGTTTGGTCTTCAAAATTAAATGAAGCAACAGCACTTTTATTTATTAAATTAGTTTTATAATCTAAAAATATTTCTTTAAATTCATCTGCAGTAAATATTCTTGGTATAATTGAAACGTATGAAATTTCACCAAACAAAAAGTGATGAAATTTAGAATTAATATATCCCAAAGGCATTGATGCTCCAACCCATAATAAGGCGTTACTATAATCTACAATATTTCCTTCTAACTTTATTTTATTAGTTTTACCATTACAATAAATAAATGTTTCATTTTTATGAACATCGACTGAAAATCCGATTTCAAGTTCTTCTTGTAAATCCGTAATATAAATTGAATTTACATATTCAGTATTCTCACTATCATCGTTTTGTGTCCAAATTTTAGCATTAATCCAACAATCATTTTTTTCCGTTTTGAATGCAGTAATTCCCATATGCATTCCATTTATCACAACAATACCCGATTGGTTAGTATCACCATTAGCATCCATTTTATCCCAATCAACTTTTACTTTTGTTAAGAAAGAAAAATTATCAGTTGTTATTTTTTTTATTGGATATGTGCTCAATCCATATTGACTATCGGGTGAAATAAACCACGAAGTTTGGCCATCTAAATTTATTTTACTCATAGTTGTATTGTTTTTGTGAATTCAAAAAATTCAGCTAATTCTGGGAATGTTTTATTAAAATTAGTTCCTCTACGTTTGTCGTGTTCTGTGAAATACTTACCAAAATTGTATCTATTATGCATTTGAGTAGATGAATCTTGTGGTGAAATCATCCAATCATATGTTCTTTTAATTTTTTGTATTTCAATATCGGAATATCCAATAAATATATTTTCAAAAAGAGGCACTCCTAAAAAATCCGTAAGTTGGGCTTGTTTAAAAATAGTTTCACTCCATTGATATGGTAATACTTGCACAGTTTGATGTAATGGATAGCGTAAATATGATGTATCCAAGAATACAGCAGAATTCCAATATCTATCCGTAGAACCATACTCCTTTTTCAATCCATAAACTCCATTAATTAATTTATCGTAATTTGGAACTGATAATGCATTATATGTGACCATAAAAGTTAAATTAACTCTTGGACATTTACTCAATATTTTGTTTACATTATCCCAAAAACGATTAAACTCTAATCCAGTACGAATGTATTCGGCCTGTTCTCCCCATGTATCTACTGATGTGAAAATAATAAATTCATTTACTCTATTCTCATCACAAATTTTTGAAACTTTTTCAATAAATCTATCTATCAACTTATCAGGTACACCTAAGTTTGAATTTATAGCAAGATTTAATTTTCTATTTGGATTTGGATTTTCGATGATGTAATCCAATACATCCCATGTATCTTTTGACATTAATGGTTCTCCACCCGTAATTCTAAACGTATGCAGGTCTTTATATAAATCAGGCCACCATTTCCAAAACGCATCTACATATGGATTTTGTTCCGTTTGTTTAAATGGCATTTTATTTTCTGCAATTGCATATTCCAAATTATTAAACTTATCAGTTGTTGGATATGCACCATGCTTTTCAATTTCTTCCATCCATTTGGTTGAAAACGCCGGAGAGCAATATGAGCATTTAAAATTACATGCGTTTGAAAAAGCAACTTCAACGTATTTTGGGTTGTAATCTGCTCTCCAATCTAATTTTTTAATTTCATTGTAATGGGGTAATGACCAACTTTCAGATGATTTAAATGTTCTATCTGAAAATCTTTCTGAATTATCTTCTACATTCCAGCAGTAATCACATTCTGATGGTCTTTCACCTTCTAACATTTCTTTTCTTCTTCTTTTTTTGTAAGTAGTATTGTGAAGTGCAGATGGATTTCTAGCAATTTCACTTTTAGAAATCGCATGAGTACGTGGGTGATGACATGAATGTGTATGACCCAATTGTAGGTGCATCGTTACTTGTGTCCATTTTGCAAGACACATACCTTTACCAATAACATCTAATTTTTCTTTTACTTCAACATAGAACGGATTTTCTCCACCAAATTGTTTTTTTAATTTGTCAGTATTCTCTTGTTGTTTTTGTTTATCTTCCATATATTAATATATATTACAATTTTACATTTATCATTTTTGCTGAAGGGGTTAGTTCTTCAATACTAACTAATTCATAGTTTAGTTGAGCAATTCCATCGGATTTGTAATCCCATTCACCTTGTTGCATTTGTAAAACATATCTTCTTTCATTTCTAGCGGTAGTTTCACCCTTTGCCCATTTATCAACTCCACCTACGTTAATTAATCCCTCATCAATGTGGGGTAAACACCTTAATCTACCAGGTATTCTATGTGGAATTGTTGTATATGGAATTTTTATTTCTTCCGTTCTTTCCTCACAGCGATTGATTGAACCATTTGTTCCATTTCCACTCAAATCAATTGCAACATTTGGTGAGTTTTTTTGGTTTGAATGATTAAAATTATAATGTAGTTTCAATCCATCTGTTGGGGAATCTGTATGTATTTTTTCAATTTCAGTTGGTGATAATGCTCTATTCCAAATTTTAACATCTGCTATATCACCTTTAAACCAACGATTGACTTCATTCTTACCAACCGATGTAGTTGTTCCGATAAACCAATCTTCTAAACCATAACTCTTCAAACGATTTTGGTAATGTAGTGGTGATTGGGTACCAGTTCCATGTCTTGCATCGGATTCTTTACCATTTAAATAAAAATGTATATTTTGAGATATAGTATCAACGGAAAGTGTCACCCAACTCCATTGATTTTCATAACGTTTCATCCATTGATATAAATGAGTTTGTTCATTATCCCAAAGTTGTGCAGTATATGCTCTACTATTATTATATGAAATACCATAATCATAACCTGGTCTTCTAATGATTGGATATTCACAAAATCTTCTTTCAGTATCACCTACTAACCAAATTGGAACTTTTTCTTCTTGTTGATTTGCTCGAACTAAAACTGAAATTGTATGAGAACGCGATGTGACGTTTCTTAAATCTGAATGTTTATCAATTTTTATATGTGATGATTTTCCATTAAAATGTAAAAATGTTTGAGGTGTTTGGGGAAATTCCATATAAGAATTATTAGCATAACCTTCTAATTGACATCGCCAAAACAAATCATCATCCTCCATACCCCAATCCCAATAATCATTAGAATACCCATTAGTCTTCTCAACTTGTTCTTTGGAGAATAATACCGCACCACCAAAATACTCTTCGTATTTCAACTTATAATCCATTTGAGAGATGTTTGTAGCGATGTGTATGGGATGTTCTTTTGGAAATGAGTAATCACATCCTTCTTCGGGTATCATATCTATATCATGCCAAACTATGTAATCACATCCATCTTTGAATGCTTGTTCAGCTGCGATATTTTTCATTGCACCTCTATTGAATAATTTATCATCGGTTTGATGACCAAAATACATACAATATTCAATACCTTGTTCTTCTAAGTATTTTCCAACGATTGGAATGAATTCTTTTAAATGAGATTCTCTATTTCTATATGGGACACAAACTCCTAATTTCATTATATACCTACGTTTACAATTTCTATGTGTTTATCTATTTTTTCAATTCCATGAACTACAAACTGAAGTGTCGATAATCCATCGTTTTTTAATAATTCTAAATTTTCAGTTACTTCGTTTGTAAATCTAAGTTGATTCCAACGTGTAGCTTCGTTTTTCCAACCATTTCCAACAAATCCATTTTCTTCATGTTTCAATGATTTAAATAATGATTTTCGTCTATATGGAATCTGAATGATTGTGGATGGGTTGATTTCCCTTTTTACAATTTCACATTTAATAATTTTACCATTATTATCATTATTTGATAAATCAGTTAAATGGTAATTATCAATAAATTCAGAATCATAATGTAATTGTAAATTATCAGTTGGTATATTTGTTTTACTTTCAACTATCGATTGTATTTCCGTATCTGTTAAAATTCTATCGTAATATGCAAAGTATTCAAAATATCCTTTAAACCAATTTGGAATTATTTCTCTACTAGGATTACCAACTCCCAAATACATAAATTCTTCTTTCCTATAAGTTGGATAGAATCTTCTAATTTCAGTAGTTTCTCCAATAAATTTAGCATCTTGATACATTTTAATTGTAGTTGATGCAGAATCGTAAGTTAGAGTAATATTAGTTCTATACGTTGGTAGTATTTCACTATTTAGATATATCGCTTTTCTAGTTGAATCAAATACACAAAAATTATATCTATTAAAAGAAGTGTATGATATTGCAAAATCATAACCAGGAATACTAAATATAGTAAATTCATCTGATTGTTTGGTGTGATCTAACTTTATATCATTTGGTTCGAAACAAATTGTTATTGAAAAATCTTCAGAAAAATTAATTGGATTTTTTGATTTAACATATGCATCAACTCCATTAAATTTTAATACACTTTTATTATTTACAATATTTTTAAGTTTTGTGGTTTGAATTCCTATATTTTGATTTTTACATCTCAAAAATAAATCATCATCTTCAAATCCCCATCCCCAATATTTGTTTGAGTATCCATCTATCTTTTCAAAGTCTTCAACTGAAAACATCGTTACTCCACCAAAATAAGTATCAAATGATTCTCTCATTTTTTCGGTGGTTTCTACTTCAAAATCAGTAGCAAGATGTATTGGATTAAGTGAGTAAGTATAATCTACATCTAATGGAATCATATCTACATCGTGGAATACTACATAATCACAATGATACTTTTTTGCAAAAGTAAAACCGATATTAAGTAACATTCCACGATTAAATAATTTAGCATCATCTTGTTGAACTATTATTATTTTATAATCAATATCTGTATTATTTAGATATTTTGAAATAGTTCGATTAAATACTGCTAAATGTTCATGTCTATTTCGGTAAGGAACAATTATTCCTAATTTAGCCATTTATAGTTGGGTCTTTTGGTTTGGTAGTATTGTGCCATTCTGATAAGTAATACTGAATACGATTACTCCACTCATCCTTATCAATTTCCTCAAACCAAATTGTCAATGCATCAAGAGAGTTAGCAATTTTTTCTAATGCTTTAATTTTTCTCTCTTCTAAAATTTGTTGACTTTCATCTAATTTTGCCATAACTTTTTTGTTTATTAATTGTATATATAAATATATTTTTTTTTAAATTTGAACAATTATTCTTGATAATCTATCCCATTTAGAATAATCCCAATGTGAATTATGAACCATCCACTCCATTTTAAATTCGGAATTATTCATATCAATTTTCCAATCATTAATTTCGATTGCTTTATACATTTTTAGATATTCTTGCCAAAAGGTATAATCCTCCTTTGTTTCGGCTACTTCCTTCAAACGTTCTAAAACAGTTGAATCCCATTTAAAATGATGAACTTGTATTAACCCCTCACCTCTACCAACGGGGTAGCGTTTTTTATGTTTAATATTGTATTTACCCCAACTATTAGTTCCATCACCAAAATCTACATAATGTTGACCAGGTGTTACATTAACCGAACCTTTCATTACACATACTTTGTTAGGGCATGCACCACTCAATGGATACCTGAAAAATCCAGCATTACCGAATAATTTCCAAACGTTAGAGGTTGGGGTTACGTTTGGAAATTCACCACCTTCACCGATTCTATCTAAAAACCCACCTGTAATAAATTCCCATTCGTTTTCTTCACATTCGGAAATCATTTCTTTTAGTGGTTTTGGGTAAACTTGAAGTTCATCATCATCTGAAACTATCCACCATTCATTTGGTTTTGTTGATTTTACTAAATTATATAAATCAGTAACACGTTCCCAATTAAATTTAGGTTCGGTGACAACCATATAAGGTGTAATACCTAAATCAGTAATTTGTTTTAATATACCATCGTTTTCAGATTGTCTATAAACTACAACATATACCTCATCAACTATATCTTTATAGTGATTCAACATATGAGGCAACATAGTAATATTATGTCCTACAACCGTAACTAAATTTATTTTTGACATCTTCTAACAAGTGTTAGACCAGTTGATGCTGGTTTATTTTTTTGTATTCCAAAATTAAATAAATCAAATGTTTCCCAATCTGAATTATCTTTAAGTTCTTGTGCGAATTTAATTGGTCCATGCCAATCATCAAAATCACCCCTATCCTTTACTTCATTTGTTATAATGTATTTATCACCATAATTTGGGTCTGTATCGTGTATTGAAATAATACCATTTGGTGAAAGAAGTTGTGAATACATTTCGAAATCATTTTTCACATCCTCATATGAATGTCCAGCATCGATGTGTAAGTAATCAATCTGAATATCGTTTAATACGAAAAAATTGTGAAATGCTTCTTCAGTAGTTTTGGTAATAATACGTGGATGAAACGTTCTTCTAAAAAATGATTCTTCTCTTGCCCAATTTACATTTCCACCAACACCATTCATCGCATCAACTACAAATGTTGCACCAATATCACCCCAATTGTAATCACCATTACCTTCAAAGATTTTGGCTTCATATAAATCAACTCTAGCTTGAGTCATTAAACGAGGGATGAATCCACCACCACTGCCTAAACATACGCAATTTTTAGCTCGCATATACTGAATTAGTGAATAAACAATCAACCCATCCCCTAAGTGTAAATCAGTTGCCCCATGAGACCAACGATACGGGACAGGTGAATATTCTTCTTCGTGAGATTCGTTAAATTCTAAATTGTTCGTAAGATTATTTCGAAGATAATCCAGTTTGTAGAGTGGCTCCATTAATCGAGGTTAGTATTACTAGCTTATAGTTAAATAAGTATTATTAAAATAGTATAAGTAAAAGTGTAGTAGTTATTAAGCTTAGTAGCTAACCCCCTACCCCCTTTATTATAAGTATGCAAGTTTGTTTCAAACGTATATAAATATATATAAATATATTGAGTTAGTTTAATAAAATACTACGAATCTTATCTGCCCACTCATTACGATTATCGAATTTTTTCATATAAGTTTTTATTTTATTGAATTCATTTAATCTTGTTTCGTATGAATCTTTCAAAATAGTCTTAATACATTTGTCAAATTCATTTTTTGTAGCTACCCTATATTTGTAATCTAATTCGGGTGCCCAATCTTTGTTAATTATTGGTAATTTTCCATAATCAACCGCTTGGAATATAGAATATCCAAATGGTTCTTGAAAATATGCTCCGTGAAATATACCCCAATTTTTCAACATAAATTGATGATGAATTTCAGGGTCCCATTGGTAAAAATCTATATTTTTGAAAGTGTAAGTGGTAGTATCCCTTAAATTTTTAACATCATGTTGAGATGTTAAAGCAAATCCTTCATGATCGTTTAACCAATGTAAACATTTTCTAGTCTCGGCTCTCGATGCAAATCCAACTTTACCATTATCTATATGAGTAGTTAAATTTACATTATGTTTGAACTCATAAAAGTTTGGAATATTATAAGTATAGTTTGGAAATTTTTCAATCATTGAAGTAGTATTATTTCCAATCCATATCCTTTTTTTGAATGTTGCAATGTAATCATCGTAAAATTCAGCATCTATTTTAGTTTGAGTTTGTAATAAGCTTAGTTCTGGTATTTTATTTAATACATCAACTAAATCTTTAGCATATGCATGCACAAATACTGAATTAAATTTATCTTCCCATTTCCAAATATGTTCTCTCTTATGATAATGTGGGTGTAAAACATGAACTTCCATCGCAGTTTCCAACCATTGTTCTGTTTTATCAGGATCATCTCCGTGAAAATGGAAAACTAAACCTCTTGGTAGTGATTTTTCATTGAAATTTAATGGACGTTTGGAATCAATTAGTAATTTCCAAGTCTTTTTCATTGGTAGATTCGGCCATACGTGTTCTAAAAAGTAATTAACCCATATATCAGCACCACCTACAATTGTATTTCCAGCACCAGTAGTTATTAATACTCGTTGTTGATGTTTTCTTAATCCATTTTCAGTATATAAACGGTCTTCAATATCAGTAAATTCATTTAAAATTCGGGCAATATCATCTGTATCAATTTCTTGTTTATTTTCGAAATAATCAACTAAATTTTCCTTTAATGTTTGTAATGATTCTCCGACTACTTTTGTCATAATATATAGTTTTTACTCTATATATAAATATATTTTTTCTAAATTATCAATATTTTTTTAGATAATAGAAATTTAATATTTAATTAATCGGACCAAGTATTACACCCCCACCACCCGAACAATCTCCATAATAAGTAAAGTATCCACTTGAATCTATTGAACCATATACTGAACCATCGGAGTAAGCAGTATTATATCCATTGAATACTGAACCATCTGAATTATAATAAGTTTGACCGCTTTGTAATGAACCCAAATAAATGTAGGTGTATATTAGGAATGTATCTCCATTTTTATAATTTGCACACGAACCATCACCACTATCAGCTGCAATACTGAAGCTATAATCAGGTGTAGGATTCCCTCCTCCACTTGATGCTTTTGTTTGAGTTACTACTAACCCAACTGGTTGTAATCCATATCCACTCTGTGGTGTTATTGTTATAGTTCCACTTCGATTTGTGCTAGTATCGGAATATGATTCAATTGCAACATTTATATTTGTAGTACCAGTTCCATAAGTAGAAGATGGTGTAATCCAACCTTGATCATCACCTACACTCCACACCATTGAAGATGGTGAAGTTGTTATTGATATTGTTTGATTACCACCATCGGAATTAATTACAAATGATGATGGACTTACACTAAACACTACTGGAAACGCTTGAGTCACTACTGAAGATGCACTGCCTTGACCTGCACTATTTGATGCTCTAAATGTAATTGTGGCGGTTTTATTAGCACCGGAATTATTATTATTTATAGCATATACACCAACTTGAAAAGAACCAACTCCTGCATTATTTGCAGTTGCAGTCCAAATATTACCATATGGATTTAATACTTCCACATTCCAATCTATTGCAATAAATGCAAAATCACCACCACCATTCATCGATATTTCAGCAGTTGATGGAGTTGTTCCCCCATTTACGTTTGCAGTAACTGTCATATAGTTGTAAGACCCATATGAGTTATATGCAATATCGTTTGGTGTTGTAATTGAAACGGATGGGATTACTGCAGGTGGTGTTCCCACATCTTGACTAAGTGTTGCAGAATCTGATACACCTCCACCTACTTTTGATGCGGTTATCGTAACACTTCTAGCATTTCCGTTATACCCACCTTCACCCTCATAGTTTGGATTTAGGACATATACAAAACTTCCATTTCCTTGGCCCGAAGTAGTGGTTGGTGCATATGCCCAACTAGAATCATCTGATATTTGCCACGAAGTATTCCAAACCGGTGATGTTTTTACATATAAAGTATAAGATGTTCCCTGTCCACTTAAATTATATACATTTGTAATATCATTTCCATTAACATCGGTCAAACGGATGTATTCATCCGTAGCAGGTTGAACTTTGCCCATATCAAACGTAATTGTTCCACCACTATTAGTGTATGCATTTGGTGATGATGGTATTCCAATTGTAACTGAAATCAATCTCGATGTTGAACTTGCAACTTCTGCAAAAGAAGTTGGTGATGGTGAAAATGAAGTAGCATTACCCAATGAGTAATTAATAGAACCATATTTATCAATCGATACATCACCTGTCCAATCTCCCATTGTAAATGTTGCCGCGGGTTGCGTAACTACTACATCTTGTGGAGATGTTTGTTGTCCTGCATTATAATAACCGCTTGGAATTGTCAATTGGATATTTATAGTTCGTTGGGTATTTACTCCGACCGTATAATATGATGATGGTGAATTAAATCCAATACCTGCAGCGTTTCCTAAATTATAAATCACAAGACCATTACTAGCAACCGATACATTACCAGTCCACATACTATATGAAAATACCGGTGCTGCTTGTTGGGTAGTTGTTAAAGTTCCACTAACCGTTCCGGAATTTGTATAACCGGATGGAATGTTTATTACTACAACTACACTTCTCGTAGTGTCTGTATCTACTAATGGGAAATATCCGTTTGAATAACCTGTTGAAAATGTAATGCTTTTTATGCTACCTTTCGTTGGAGTAGGAGCAGTAACGCCCCCGTTAGAATCCACTCTAAATCCAGTCAATCCTGCAGTAGTGAATGTAAACGGCCCATTGTAAGTTTTTCCATAAAATTCATCCATACTATGTGGTTTAGTTAAATTTAATTTTGTAGCAGAAGAATCTAAATCAATTTGTGCTCCTGCACTTTGATTTAATGCGATATTCAAATCATCAAAACTAAGTTCACCTGAAGATTTTATAGTTCCCATTATCGGTTTTCTTTTAACTCTTTAATTTCAGTTTTCAATTCCTTTATAGCTTGAATAAGTAATGGAACTACTTTTTCATATCTAACTGCCATATAACCATCATCTCTAGTCCCAACCGCTTCGGGTAGAACTTCGTTGATTTCTTGTGCAATTATACCAATATCATGTTTTCTGAAAAAGAATCCATCTTCACCTTTACCACCACTTTCAGTATCAATAAATTCATCTGTCCAATCAAATTCAACACCATTTATTTTATCAATTTTATCCAATGCATTTTCAATCGGAATTATATTTTCTTTTAATCGTTTATCCGATGTATAAAACGCAGTGATGTTACCAGTAGCAGTTATAGCACCACCAACTTCTAACATTGTTCCCGTTCCTGCATTTCTATCCATCTTTACATATTTTGATGAATCTCTACCAACCTGAATACCACCTGCAATAATTTCCACAAATGAATTTACCTCAGCAGTTGACCATGTGCAATCTGGCCGATTAGATGAATTTATATAAACACCTTGAGTGTATGTAGATTGTATATCAATATCTACGTTTTGAACCAATCTAAACGTATCCCCATTTCCAATAATGGTAATAGTTGAAGTATAACCATTACTCCCATAATACCCAGTCATTGGTCCTTGCACGGGCCCGTATGCAGCAGAACTACTAGAACCCAAACTATACTTTATTGCCGGATTTGTTGTGCTTTCCAATGTATACCAGTATGAGTATCTAGCTTGATATATAGTATAAGTGGTGTAACCGTCATTTGGTATATAAAAACAAAAACCAGATGAATTATCAGTTAATGAAAATGAATATGTTTTACCATTAGTCGAAACCAATGCAGAATTATTTATTGTAGTTGAAATTGTAGCGTTATCATAATAAGTAGCACCATCAAGTGGGCCAGTATAAGTTCCATTGTTTGAATATGTTCCACTTAAACTACCAAATGATGAATTTTGATTAATTAAAACACGAGGTGCATTACCCGAATCATTTAATGTAATCGTTTTTGAAGTTGAATCTAAGATAATAGCGTTATTATTGGATGATAAGGTATTCGGTCCAATTGCCCAACCACCAATATATCCCGTATTAACCGTTAATGAGCCACCAAACGAACCTGAAGCTGCGGATAAGTTTCCTGCGAAAACACCGGCATTGGCATATATAGTTCCGGTAAATGTTCCACTTGTGGCCGTTACTGCTCCGGTAATATCTACCGAAGTTGCAGTTAAATTACCATTTGAATCTACTTTGAATGGTGAATTTGTTCCTAATGCGATACCATCATTACCTAAATAAACTCCAGCTGCATTTGATGCATATGATGATTTGGTACCTGTATAAAATTGACTACCGCCAATTGAGAATCCACCGATATTTCCACTCGGTGCTGATAGTGCACCTTTGAATGATGCTGCTCCAGCAGATGATATTTTGAATTCTTTCGCAGAAATCCAACCCGCACCTAAAGTTATATCTCCAGCGTTAGTAGTGTAATTATTATCCGAACCTATTGTTCCTCTATATATTGCATTAGCAGAAAGTGTCCATCCACCTACATCACCTGAGTTATGTGAATCGCCATTACTAAATGAACCAACTTTACCACCATCATTAGCAGTTGCTGGATTTTTAATAGTAATAGTTCCCACAATGCCCAACGTAGAACCATCCCAAGTTAAAGAGTTTGTAGCGGATTTTAACGACATTTTATACACACCACTATCACTACCAATGTATATACCATTTGCGTTATAAACTCCAGCTACGGTCTGACCCAATGAAAAATATGGATACGCAGTTCCACCCGAAAGTGTTATGTTTGCAGATGAAACTCCACCGCTATTATTAGTTCCAATATTTAATGTGCTCTGAACATATGAATCTTCAAACAAACCAATTTTAGCTGCTACGAAGAAATCTTCCGAACCAAGTGATTCCCAATAAGAACCAACGGTTGGTGGACCAGTTACACCCGTTGCAGTAGAGGTATGTTGTTGGGTTGTAGCATAATAAGTTCCAGTCCCACTTGCAGGATATAATACCACATCTCTTCGACCTGTTCCTGCTCCCGTACTAAATTGATAAACTCTACCTTCAACCCATGGACCAGTATGAACAACACCAGGACCAGTCTGTCCATCCAACGTCACTAAAACTGAATGAGTTTGTGGAACTGATACTTGAACTCCGGTTGATGTAGTATAATTTACATCAAATGTTGTAACGATACCCGAAGGTGTTGTTGGTGTAGTTGGGGTTATTGTTTTGTTATTGTTATTCGTTCCATTTACTACATTTGAGATATAAAAACTACCAGAAGTATAGGGTGACGAATTATCATATGGATATATCGTATTACCCTCAACTACGGAAATTGAAATTGTAGTAGGTGTTCCGTAAACTCCTGTATTACTTCGTGTCACAATTTGTGATGGTGGAGTTGATACAACAACACCAGGAGCTCCGTTTGAACCATCTACACCTTGTGCTGCGACACCAATACTAAAATTAATAGTTTGAGAATCGGGTGTTCCTTCGGAGTTGATATAACTGATTAACGCAGAACCACTTGCAGATTGTGATAATGAACCTGTGTAAATAATATTAGCAGTTTGTGCAGATTGTGAAAAATATGCACTTACATTACTAATAGTAAATTTATTTGTTCCATTACCATAGGTGTAGTTAGATGCACCTTCTTTAACCGAAACGTTTATTGGTAAGGGTGTCCCAACTCCACTTAATGAACCTGATGTGATTGTTTGTGATTGTGGATTTCCAAATACTGAAATAATTGGTGGAGTTTTCTTTGCTTTTGAATATGATACAATTTTTGAAACATCAGTTGTATCACCATATCCATCCTTATATCTAATATTTAATTCTAACGAACCCGTATCCGAATCCAATCTTGTTATATAATAATCTGCAGTAGAATAATCTAAAGAACCAGTTAAAACGTTTGATGGGATTGCTGAGATTATATCAAATGAATTACTAACAATTAATCCATTACTATGAGTAATAGTTTCACCCCCAATTTTTACACTTACCGAACCACTTGTCAAACTAAATGAACCACTACTTACGAATCCAGTCGATAATGCAGGTAATGTTGCGTTTTCATTTGAAAGTGATACAGATAATCCATCTAATATTTTTACCGGTGTTATTTTTACAATATCCGAAAAATTGTTTCCAAATTGGTCTGAACCTGTAAATTCGTAAGTAGTTTCTCCTGCAATATATGGATACGATGTTCCACTTAATTGATAGGTAGAAACTCCCGTAGTTGGATCATCTGATAAGTGAGTTAATCCCGGCTTTCCACTACCCGAATTAATTGTTATTGGAGTAGTTGTTGATGCTAAATTTTTCCTTTTAGCTTGAACTATGATATTCTGACCACTTGGATTTAATGATAAATCCGTTGCCTTATAAATAAATTGATTTGTATTTGAATTTACAAATAAACTTGGTGCATTATCACCATCCTCAAAACGATATATTGTTTCATATTCATTTAATCCCTCGCATGATGCGGTATAAACAATTGAACCAACTCTAATAGTATTTACACTACCTGAATAATCCAAAGAACCACTAAAATCATGTATATGTAATAATCCACCACCATCTCCTTGATTAGTAATACCACCTGGATATTGAATTTGATTAGGCCAATTAACTCCATACTCTAACGTACCTGATGCTGAATAATTTACAGGATCAATCCAATTACCCAACATATCATATGCAGATGAATAAAAGAATACCGAACCAGTTAGACCATTTCGTTGTGTAGAAAGGTGTAATGATTGATATGGTGGATTAGCGAACGACCCCGTACTAAAACGGAATGCAGTTCTATCTGATGAAAATGATAGGAATTTAGTGCTTGCTAAGAAATTATTACCACCGGTGAATGTTTTTGTTGAATTGACAACTACGGGAATGTAGTTATTATTTATATCATAAAATTCAAATCTAAAATCAAAAGTTTCAACCGGAATGTTTCTTGGAATTTCTTGCACAATTGTAAATTCATCCGGTGAGAATGATGTTTCTTGTGCATTTTGTAATGAGACATTTGATACATACCAATCATCTCCACTAAACTCTAAAACCAATTTAGCATTTGAAGTATTTGTTGCTAATATGTTTTGAGAAATAGATTGTCTTGTTTTGTATATATCTGAACCGCTTACCGTTAAAAAGGTTTGTTGGTAATCTGATGAACTGAAATATGCTTTGAGGGTTTTTTGCCCGTCTATTGACCCGCTTAATAAGGTTTTGAATGAAAGAGTATATTCAACATCTTTCGAAACGTTAAATGATTCGGATGTTATTAATTGTTGAACACCTCCAATGCCGGAATTGTAATCAACTTTTACGGATGCATTAAGTATATCAACGTTTAATGACGTAGGGTGGTCATTGGATGACGTTACCCAATAAGTTGATAAATTAGAATCAGTAAAATTGCCATACGAAATATCAGTATCCAATGTTGATGTTATATCTCTTAGTAATTCAGAAGCCTCTAATTTAGATTCTTGTACAAATTGATAATCACCGACATCATTACGTGATTTACGATAAACCTTAACTCTAGCAACATCACCTACGAATGTTTTTAATTGTTGAATATTAATTTTAGCGAATGAACCTGTCAACGCAGATTCACCTATAATTTGTCCTTCAACATATTCAAATGAGGTTGTGTAAGGTGTAGGTGGGAAATCGGAAACAATACTACCAGTTGTATATGGAATATTTACTAAGATTTCCTTATTATTAAGAACTTCCTTAACCGTTGCAGAATATCCCAATGATGGGATAGAAATTATATTTTCATCTACCGAAGATGTCCAATTTGAATTATCTTCAATTTTTAATTTATATAATGTTCCTGCACTCCAATTATTTATATTACTACCTGCAGTGGGAATTTCAGAAATACCCGAAACTGAACCACTCTGTGTTATATTTGGGATTGTTTTAGAAAAAATAGGTTTAACCAATTCATCAATTGAAATGGTTGGTCTTTTGTAAAATCTAACAATAGTTTCATTATTTAGATTTTTATTTATTTGAAACGTTCTTTCCCACTTTACATTGTAAGTCCCTTGCCATTCAGATGGAATTGGCAATACTAATCCATTTGGGGAAACATAGGTTTTTAATTCACCTAAAATAGTAATTTTTCCAATACCAATCGGAGTATCTTCATACACATGAACTGCAATTAATTTAGATAAACCTTCATAGTATTCTGGTATACCATTACCCGGTTCAAAATAAATGGGATTACCATTTACATCTAAAATTTCAATTTTAATTTCAGTTGTTTCTTTTAGATACTCCGAACCTTCAATTAAGAATCCGTTTTTACCACCGGTTAAGGTTTCTTTCAAATCACTAATTCTGAAATATTCAGACGTTGAGTTATTATCAACTAAAAAAGTTGAATAATTTGAAAGATTCAAAAATGGTGAGTATGATTTTATTATTGCCATAAATTTCTCCTATACTCATATAAATATACATTTTTTTAATACTTATTTGTAAAATACATAGAAACCCATAGAACTCTATAAATTATGAATAAACAACAATATACAACCATACAAATAAAAAAAGAAACCCACATTCTCTTGCAAGAGTATTGCAAGGAACATGGGTATAAATTAAGTGGATTGGTAGAATCGTTGATAAATCATCGAATCACACCTCCTAAGAATGTTTTAAAAGTTAAAACTTCACATGACTAAATCCATCTACTTTTTTAATTTCAAGTAATCCATCTACTACATCTCTCATTGAATCAATGTGGGATATAATCATTACGAAATCGAATTGAGTCTTTAAATATGTAAACAACATAAATAAAGATTGTAAATTCTCACTATCTAATGTTCCAAATCCTTCATCAATTACTAAGAAGTTTGGACGAGGTAAATTACAAATGTTGATTAAAGCAACTCTAATTGCAAGTCCTGATATAAATCTCTCCATACCACTACACATCTCTAAAGACCACTTATTATCACCATAAACAAGGTAAGCATTGATGTTTTTACCATCCATCTCTAATTGCATTCCAAACTCAACAATTTGTGCTAAGATGTTGTTCACCTCACCTTCAATCATTGGGAGTGCCTTTTCAATCAATTCATACGAAACACCATCCTTACTTAATGCATTTAAATAATAGTCAAATAATTTGGATTGTTCCTCCATTTCTTTAACTTCGGTAATTCTTGCTTCGATGGATTGTTTTTGATTTTCTAATGCAGATATTCTACCATTTAAAGATAATACCCTACCATTGACATCTTTTAATTTATTTTTAGTTGTATCTAATTTTTCCCTAACATCTTTTATTTCTGAACGAATCTCTGTATTTTGTTTGATTTGTTCTTCATTTTGATGATATTCTTCAATTAAATGTATCTGTTGTGTAATTTGTGTTTCAATTCTAACTTCATCAGTTTCTAATGCAGATACTTTACTATTAAGATTAAACAATTCCTTTTCTACTTTACCTTCTTTATCTTTCGTATCTAATAAAGTTTTATAATCTACTTCATATATTTGACATTCATTTATCTTTTGTTCTGCTATTTCATTTATACGAATTACATCACCCCATTGTTCTAATACATCTGATAATTGTTCTTCTACATCTTTTTTAGATTCCAAAATAGTTTTAGAATTATCCATACAAATTTCACAATTTGGATTATATTTGTGAGATTCTAAATGGTCTTTCTTATCTTTTAATGAATTGATTTTAATATCTAATTTTTCTAATTCATGTTTAGATGTATTGAATTCTTTTCTACTAAATGTTAATAACTCAATTTTCTCTTCTAACAATTCCTCATCAAATCCATCTATAATTTCATCTAATTGAATTTGTAATTCTTCAAATTTACCGATTTTTTCTTGTAATAAATTTTTATCGGATTGTATTGTAGTTTCCTTTTCCTTTAAAACTTCTAATCGTCTTTCCAATTCATCAATTGAAACACCACTATCTGCATTCAATTTTACAATCTTACCATTTAATCTGATAAGTTCTTTATTATGAGAATCTTCCGCATCCTTCAATCCATTTAACTCTATTTCAGTTAATTTATATTCATTACGAGTAGTTTTTAAATTAGTATCAATTTCAGCTAATTTTGAAGTAAAATCATCTGATTTAAATTTTCGGATAAGTGTTGCATTATCTCTGTTTTCATCTGCTGCTAATTGATAAATTTTATCAAAGATGTTTACACCAATAAATTGAGAAAGAATTTCTTTTCGTTCTGATTGAGATTTATCAATGAATAACGCATTGTTTCCTTGTAAAGATAAGGATGTTAAAACGAAATCTTCAAATTTACCTAAATACTTTTCAATATTTTTATTAGTATCTCTACGTTGTTCTCCATTTAGAGATGTAGTAATACCGGCATCTTCTTTCCAAAAGTTTACATTTACCGAAAGGTTAGTTCCTTTACGAGTCCACTTAGCAGTTCGTTCAATAAAATAATCAACACCATCAATTTCAAAATTAAATTTACAATAGAAATTATCTTTTTGATTATTTAAAATATTCTTTGATGATGATGTTCTCGATGACCTATCAAATATACAAAATGCAAGTGCATCAAATAACGATGATTTACCACTAGCATTTGGAGCAAATACTCCCATAATACCTTGTGCCTTATCAAATCTAATTAAATTATCTTCACCATAAGAAAACATATTACTGAATTCTAATGTCTTTGGTGTCCATAAAATATTTTCGGCTAAATCATCTTGATTAATTCGTGAATTTAAATCCTTATTAATATCTGTGATTTTATCCAACTCGGAATCAGTAAGTAGATATTGTCTTTCTAAGTAATCTCTGATTAAAGAATTTTGAAAAGTTTCATCTTTTACATTACCAACAATATTTTTATTTAATTTATTATTAGTCTTTAATTGACCAATCGTATCTGTTCTTGTTACCGTTACTTCTGCAACATGAAATAATTGTTTCAATTCTGCTATACGAAGTTTCATATCCGAAGCTTCAGTAGATGTAAATCTCAATCGTAAACGTGGATATTTTGGTAGTTTTACATTAACCTCATCATAAACCCATTGTGGAATTACACCATTAATAACATCAATAGTTAAGAATCCAAAATCATTGTGAATATGATGTTCTGTGAATGTACGAGTTGGAATATCCCATAACAAATAGCCATGGTCTTCTAACATCTCTCCGTGATTTTGTTGAATCATTGAACCTGCATATGCAACGTGTTCATATCCTTTACCAAACGTTTGACGTTTGTGAATATCACCCATCATAACCATATCAAACCCATCGAACATATCGACAGTAAATGAGTTAGATGAAACTACATATCCAATATCGGTTAATGCTTTGTTTACCGGCCCGTGAAATAAACAGATTTTATGTTCACCTTCTATCTCATCACCCTTTGGCCAATTTTCCTTCTTATCAAGTATGGAATAAACGACAAAAGTAAGATTATGGATATTATAGACACCAGTATCACGAAGATAGTGGATACGAGGATTGTCCAAATTATTAATAATGGGCGTAAGAACATCTAATCGGTGTGAGTTATTTAAATTACAATCGTGATTACCTGTTATAAGTATTGTTTCACGTAATTTAGAACATTCCGTTAAAAACCAGCTGATTTCTTGAATTAATTCAGGACTCATTTCGGTTTTAGCGTGAGCAATATCTCCTGCTAAATAAATGATAGAATCTTCAATACCATCATCTTTAACTTGTTTTAAAAACTTTTTAAATATCGAACGATATTCTTTGTGTCTTTGCAAATTTCGAATGTGTAAATCTGCTAAGTGGTAAACCTTATTTATAACCATTATTTATAATTGTTTGTATTAAATTCAAATTTTTGATTTGCCAATAAATTAAAATTAGAATCAATGTTATTTTTATGTTTTATATAATATGAGTGTATTTCATCATATGTCATTTTATTAATAATATCTAAATTACTTCGATATTGTTGTAATATTTCATCGGTTGAAAACTTTGGAGTTAAATCAAACAAATCATCCGCCAACCAAAATCCAATCGATTTTAGATATTCATTTATATAAGAACTACCTAATATTAATGGTATATTCTTTGATATAAATGGATTCCATGCTTTTTCACTTAAATGAATTTCATCACCAACTAAGACTGATGTTTCCAAAATACAACTGATGTATGATGTCATTGTAATTGGTAATGGTGGAATTTCTACATTTACATTTCCAACTAAACTTAATTCATATGGAGTATCTAATATAGTTGGAATGTGTTCATTTCTAAATTTAAGCAATCCTTCACTTATTTCAGAATCATCATAATTGCATGCAAATGCACTATACCCTAACCACGAATCGGAATCTAATCCTATATTATATACATATTTAAATGTCTGTAATCTCTCTTTTTTATCCACACCAATAATCATATTCATCTTCTTTTGACGAATATTTCCTTTAAATGTATCAACTACAAATTCAAGTGATTTCCAATAACTTTGATGGGGTGCACGGAATCTGTAATAATTACAATTCGAACTATACCCATTTTCAGATTTTAAAAATCTATTAGAAAATATAGTATAGATTTTAGTATCGGTATAAGGTAGGGTGTGATCATCTTCAAATAAAACAAATTTACAATCATTGTATTTTTTAGATAATTTTAATATAGTTTTGTTAAAATCTTCTAAGTTATGATTGAAAATGTATTTAAAATCAAATACAACTATATCATCCCTCTGTGGATTAATTGTATCTAATTTCTGAATTAACTTATTCAAATAAGGTGGTTCACCTATTATCTTTCTTTCAATATTTTCCGTATCATCAAATTTATGAAAAATATGAGGTTCATTAAAATTTAGTAAATCATACCAAGCAACGTAAGAACCCTTACCAATATGTTGTGGAATTATGTGAATCATAAATTGAATAATTTTTGTTTTATAACATCAGAAAAATCAGTTTCAGTAGATTCTTTGAGAATTTGATTCACTCTACTAAATCCCATTTCGCCTGCATCTTTATCGGATGGGATGATGTTTCTAACCTCAATACCTTGATTACCCAACTGAACTACATAATTCAATGCTTGTTGTTGTGCATCCTTATCTAACAATATATTGATGTGTTTAACCTCTTTTTTATATATACTATCCATCAATTTTTTTGGAATAAATTTACCCAATATCGGAATAGCGTTTCGTTTAACTGCCATTGCATCAAACGCACCTTCTACAATTGTAATTGGTTCATTCCAATTTATTTGGTTTTCAAACATAATAACATTCTTTGAAACCGGTGGATTTTTATATTTGTATGGTTCATCCTCAAATACTGAACGTGCAATAAAATAATTCAATTTATTATCGGAATCATACGATGGGATGATAATTCTACCATTATATAAACCAGAATCACAATATCCAATATTATAACGTATAATATCTTCAGTAGTAATTCCACGATTATCTGCGTAGTATTTTACTTTTCTGAATGTTGGATTTATACCCTTTGGAGTTTCTAATAAAGATTTGAATTCATTTGGTAAACGTAATTCAATTTTCTCCTCTTCGGAATCATTTGAATAAACTACATAATCATCACCATAGATTTCATATACCTTTTTAAGTTTATGAGAATCTACGTGAAGTTTCTTTAATAATCCTTGTATTCGTTTTCCTTTTGCATCACATACCCAACAATGCCATTGCTGAGTTTCCAAATTGACTTGTAGTTTTTTCTTATGGTGATGACAGAATGGACAATGATGGGCCTGTTCATCTCCTTTTAGGGACGAACCAACACCTAATGTGTCATTCAAAATACTAATAATTGTTAGTTTATCTCGTTGTGAGAGCATACCTTATACACTTTACTTAGTAAAGATACGAAATTATTTTGATAATTCCAAATCTTTTCGAAAGAATTTTCCAAGTAAAGTGTCATTTAATGCATTTTCATCCACTAAAACGTTATGAGCAAATTGTTCTTGTAATTCGTAGTAAGTAAGTGATTTAGTAGATGAGCAGAAACGTAGTATTTCTAATTGTAGTTGGTCATTGGTTGTATCCAAAAACCATTCACTTACGGATTTGTTTGATGAACGATACGTTTTCCAATCGGATTCTTTAGTCACCATCTCATATCGTTTCATACGTTTATCGGTTAAAAGAGCAATTTCCTTTTTACCAAAATTACGTTTTCTGATTGATGCAACGTTTTTCTTTCCAATATAATATTGTCCAGTTTTTCCGTTTGTAATTTTATAAATAAATCCAATAGTGCCTTCTGGCATATCTGATAATTCTGTAATATAACTTCCTTTATATGTCCAACTCATAGTTAAAAAATTTGAAATCATCTTTATATTTTTCTTTAACCCAATCTTTTATCCAAACATCCTTGTAATAAAATTTGTATAATTTATCACTATTTAAATTGGGATGGGTTTCCCACATTAAGTTTCTGTTTAAGTGTGGAATGTTAATGTTGTTAATATTTAGTTTTTTTAAAACGAATTTTAAATCATCATTAAAATTTTCATATCTACCAACGAACGATATTTTTTTAGTATTCGTCTTTCCGTGATTTGTGAAATAGGTTTGTGGAAAATATAGATAATCTAAATTATCTATTCTTTGGATGAAATTGGAAAATGATTGAGATTTACCATCACGTTTTGTGTGGTCATACCATGATGCTAGACGTGTAAATGGGTTTCTTACAAATGTAAAAATAAAATAATCCTCAATATTACCCAATTCATTAATAGTTCCATGAGACATAATAGTTTCAGTTCCATCAATATTTGACAATATTTCGGTTATGGATGAACCTCCAGTTTTGGGAATATGAATATATGCCCATTTATATTTGTGGTTGATTAATAACCCCACTTACTAAAATTTAGCGTTTGATTGAATCCGAATATTTCTTCTCTAATAATTTACCACCTCTTGCTTTCGCAATAGCTTGTTCATCTTTTTGAAGTTTCTTTGAATCAACTGATAATGGTGTCTTATCCTTTGATTTGTCTGCTAATTTAGAAAATGCAGATTGTTTGTATAATTCTTCGATTGTTGCCATTATATTATTCCTTATATAGTATAAATATAGATTAAGTATCAAAACGTATTATGAAGTTAATATCATAATCCGGTAAGTTTTTAATTGGTTGTGGTAATTTAGCAATTGCAACCATATCATTATTATCATCATATAGACCAATAGTAGTGATATAGGTTGAAATATATGAACCAGTCGGGTCAACCGAACCAAAGTTATAATAATCATCCCACGAACCAGTTGAAGAACCCATAGTTCCATAGAACTCTTCCTTTCTACTGATGTCTAAGATTTCTTTCATAGTTCTAATTCCGCCAGGAGAGTTATTTGTGGTTGGTGTAGTTTCAAACTCATATGAACCACTTAATGTTATATTAATTGCAGATGGATTTTGTGAATAATTAAATTCTCCGGCTCTAGCAGTAATTAATACTTCGGTTTCATATATAGTTTGAGTAGAACGATATTCCAATGTATAATTCTCTAATGTAATGCCCGTTAATACAAGTGTTCCATCTGAATAGAAAACATTTCCATATAAAAGTTGACTTATATCAATTCCATTAAAGTCTAATTTATTTTTAAATGAAACTAAATTGTTCTCAAAATCAATTTGAAGAATATAATGTTCATCCGAATCACCATCAAATGTTAAAATACAAAAACCAGTTTCCAAATCTAATGATGTCATTGTAATCTCATAATAAACCGAATCATCCGAAATGACAAGTTTATTATTTTCAACATCCATACTCTCCAATCTATATGTTGGATTTGGGGCTATTATTTTACCATACCCATCATCAATATATGTCTTTTGAGTAGCTTCATTAGTTAAATTAATAGAATGACGTTTTATTTGTTCGCCAAATTTGTTTCTATCAATATCAATTACATATATAGTATCCGAAATAACTCGTTCGGTTTGTATATTTGCTATGTTTTTGGTGCTACCAAAAAGAGTTACGACATTACCTTCGTTTGAATAATATTTTGATTTAATCGAACGATAAGCCGGATTACTACCTGATAAAATACTTACAGGGTATTCCGATTGATTAGTATTCCAAAGTTTATAAACTTGGAATTTCCTTTTCGATACGTTTGATTTTGGTATTGATTTAAACATAATAATTTCCTACTCTATATAAATATTAGTTAAACAAAAAACCCCCATTTAAGGGGGTTCTTAGTAATATAGAATTGTGATTAGAAATCTAATTTAACTTTGATTAGGATTTCCTTATCAAATGATTTTGGAATCGGTTGTGATGTTTTAGCAACTGCAATCATTTCGTTTGCATCGTTGTATAAACCAACCGTTGTAATAAATGTTTTAGGGTCTCTTTCAAATGTTGATTCTGCAAAAGTTCCATCTGAACCACTTACGAATGTAGGGTTGTTTGAGAAGTTAAATTCTCTGTTTGTTGCTCTTACAAAATAGTGTGCAGTTGAAACGTTTTCAGTTCTTCTTGCTTGGAAATCACCACCACCCTTAATTGCGTTATGTAATAAGAATTGATTTTGTCCTTCATATGCAACACCAGTGTAAATTGATTTACCACCTACTGAACCACTATCGATTGATGTTCCAATTGTGTTTTCAATTGCTTGTGGATTCAATACTACCAAACCTTGGTCTGGATAAAATAATCCAAAACCTTGTCCATTTGATGCAGTTAATGAATTTATAGTTGCTTCGTTTTCAGTTCCTAAATTTAATGAACCACTACCAACGTAGAATACTCTACCTGCTTTACCAACTGTGTCAGAGAATTTCTTACCCGAATCATCGATAAGTGTAATTGTTCCCAATGAACCACTTAGGTTTAATGACCAGTTACCGGCATCCATCGTTTCTTTGTATCTACTACGAGCTACATTAATAACGTAAATATCCGAAGAATCATGAACACCATCTGCAGATGAAGAATAGAATGTAAAATAATTATCATCTTGTTCTAATAAAATAGAACGATATTGTGCATAAGTTGCTTTAGTTGCTAAGGTTGATGTATCATCATTTGTTAGAGATACTGAACCACTTGCAGTTTTGTGTCCGTATGCAACTGCGTATTGAACTGCAGCACCTTCATCCGTTGCTGGGTCTGTTGAATATACGTTTGTATAATAATTTTTAGAAGTAGCAGATTGAGTCGATGATGTATAGAATGAAGTTAAACTTCCCGTATCACCACTCCAAAGACCAGTAGTTACGATTTCTACCTTACCTGTTACTTGGTCAAATTCACCAAATCTTTTATAAATTCCCGTAGAGATTGAACCTCCTTGAGAACCCAATTTATCACCACCCGTTAGGTATTGATTGATAATTTGTGTTAATTGCTCAGATGTAAGATTTCCTTGTTGACCGTTTAAATACGTTGCCAACTCTGAAGTTAAATTTACACCTGCTTGTCCTGTAATTTGTGCCATATCTTTTTACTCTCCGTTATTATTTTGGTTGCACATATGTCACGGTCACCGGGATTGATTGAGAACCACCAGTTTCGTTACCATATACGGTAATTGTAGTTTTAATAGTTGTTGTAATGTTTGGATTAGGAATGAAAGTAAATGCTAATCCTCTTTCTACTGCCGCAGTTGTTGTGATTTCATCACCTAAGAATACTGGAATAGTTCCACTTCCTGCTGCTAAACCACTACCAACGATAGAACCTGCGTTTTTATTTGCAAGAACAATAGTATATCCAGATTGTGTATTACCACTTGGAGATGTAGTTGGTGTCAAAGAAACCTGACCTGAATTCTGATTTACAGAAATTGATGGAACACCAAATTCTACTTTAGGAATTTTAGTTGTGCCTTTTGGTAAAGTTACTAATCTGTATCTTAAAACTTGTGTTTCATCCGGTGAAGCTTCTGTCACAGGAATTGCTCTAATCGCAGCATCATAGTATGCAGAACCCTTTGGGTGTGCTGGTTCGTATAATGTATAATCGATTTCGTCATCACCTAATGCGAACTTCGTAATGTTTAATCCTTCACCTGTTGCTAATTTTTCTCTACCTTTTTTGGTAAGAATTGCATCAACGGTAATTTCTGAATTGTCTAAATAAGCCATAATTTTTATTCCTCTTTACTTTCAGTATATAAATATAAGTATTTTATAAAATTAAATATTTTTCAATATTACTCAACTTCTAATATTGGTTCACCACTTCCTCTACCTGTGTTAGAAACTTTCAATGTATTTGGATTCGTAGTAAATGTTACAACTGCATCACCACCATCTAATGTGGTTTTAGATGTTTGTTTTGAACCATTAAAGAAACTATTTTCCAAACCAGTTGTTAAATCTCCTACATTTTTATAGTGAGATGGTAAGTATCCATTTAATGGAGTAACTTCTACAATATTTCCATTAACAGATGGTGCACTTGCATCCCAATCTAAAATAGTTATTTTATATCGGTATTCTGTTTGTGAAATCATTTCCGTTCCTAATGAAGAATCATTTGGATTTATATTTTGTGGAACATTTATAGTATAACTTTCTTTTATACGATATACTTTTTTACGTTCTTTTGTAATATTTCCAAATTTATCTAATTTAGTAATTTGTGAATTTCCATCTGAACCCCACAATCCAAATCCTTTTACTGAAATTGAATCTGGATCCATTCCTACTTGAATATATGAAGTAGCATCATATTCACCCATTATAGATGAACCCAAATTTGCATCAATATTAAATACAATACCACCCATATCAGAACCTGAATTTATAGTCATATATCCTCTTTGGATATTGGTAGTTGTAGTATCAATTGATGATGTAATATTTGAAACATCACCACCAACAAAAACATCAGTAATTGAAGTTATAACACCATCGTATTGTGGATTTACAACCTCTAAATTAACATCTGATGTTGTGCTTATAATAACATTATCAATTACATCATATGTAGAAATTACGTTTGTATTGGATTCAACATCAATTGAAGTTTCTAATGTATTATCCGTTGCAGTTGGTTTACTCCACTTAACTTTACTTCTTTCTAAAATATGTGGTTCAATTAATAAACCAGATGAAACCTTTGCTCGAGCAGGAACTAATGATTCTAATGTATCAAATAAAGATTTGTCAATGTATCTAACTAATTGAACATATTCATTGAAATTTAAATCATATCTATCGAAATAATAGTTTCGTAATGTAGAAAGAGATTTATATTCATCTTTATATTCATCCGATGGATCACCGATATAATCATCAATATTGAATTGTCCTAATGATTTTAGAATATCCATATTAATCTCCTTAATTGGAGAGAAGAATAATCCTAATCTATCTGAATCAATTGGTGATTGATCAAATGATTTTTTAGTAGAACGAGTTTTGTAATCCAACCCAATACCAGTTTCGGATTCTGAATTTATCTCATTTCCACTTAAATCATATTGTGTTTCAACTCTAAATTTATTTCCAACATTAAAACCAGAAGAAGGAACATTTGCAGTTACACTTCTTTCATATGGTGTATAGTTATATGGATATTCTGTAATAGAATTAAATCCAGATGCAATTGCAAATGATTCACCATAGGTATAATTCATTGCAACGTTTTTGATTTGGATTTCCATTCCTACATTTTTAGGATATTCAAAATCTAAACGGAATAATAAATCATCAGTAGATGCTGAAATGTGATTACCATCAATAGCATCGGGTAATAAAGCGTGATTATCAATACGTGATTCGTTCAATGCAGTTGACCATACTCTAACCTCATCAATTGAACCGGTAAATCCATTACCAATAACTAATTCAGAACCACTTTTCCAAGAAGTTGTATCAATATCTAATTGAAGTTGAATTGAGCCAGAATTTCTGATTCTACCATCAAATCCTTCTTTTATATAAATGGTATATAATTCTTTAGTAGTATTGGTTGATTTATTTAATGTTAAATTGTAATACTCATCATAGAATACCGGAACATAATCTGTATAAACTGAATGTTCAACTCCACTACCACTAATTGTAAATTTAACTCTTCCTAAATAGTTTGAACCACTTTCGATTTCCAATCTCCAAGCATTCGAAACTTCCGCAACTAATTGGTCTTGCTTTTCAGTTGTGTTCAAGCGAATTTCTATCGAATTTGGAAAATCCGATGTTTCAACGTATTCTTTATATGGAATACTAATTTGTGATGAATTCGTTAAATTGATTGCTGCAGTTCTATCATCATATGTAAATTGTGTTACACCTGTAGAATCTGGATCTGTTGGTCCACCGAACTCCATTATAGTTAATAATGAAGCAGGAATACCATAACAAGCCATTGCAGCATGTAATGCTCGTTTAGTTCCTTTATGTTTATTAAGATATGGTAAGTTATTTAATAATCTTCTCCATATTTCGTTTTGTCTATCTTTTCCACTCATTGATGAAACTTCAGTTCCATCTGAATGTTTACCAAATGCATATTCCCATAAGAATTGAGATTTAACTCCCATATCGGCATCCCATCCAAGAGATTCCAACATATGATAAATTAAATCATCCTTAATACCAGATTCATATTTGTGTTCAAGTTTTTTAGCTTGAGATATTCCTTTAATATGTGCCCATAAAATATCAAAGTGTTGACCAATCATATTAAAGAATAATACGAATTCTTGACCATTCTCATCTTCTCTTATGTGTTGTGGTAAATTATTTACAAACGATGATACGTTGTAATAATCATAATCACGAGCAGAAGAAACAATTCCATTATACCAACTCGTAACAGAACTATCAGTCGATGCACTTAATTCATTTTGTCCTGCACCTGGATATGATAATGACGATGATTCATTATATAAGAATTTTTCAAATGAATCAAATCCACGTTTAAGTTCATTAATATTTGATACAATTTGTTTTGCTTCGTTAGATGCTGCAATTGAACTCGTATTTTCATTAAGAGATTCGTATCTAGCATTATATCTTTCAATCGTTTCAACTTTGTAAACAAAATTATGAACACGTTCTTCTGCAGATGAATATTTAACAAAATTAGACCACCAATAATCTTCTTCGCCTAATACTATAATAGAACCACCATCAATTGATGTTTCTAACACTTTAGATGAGGTTACGAACTTTATATCTAAATTATCCAATGAAAATTCAGATGACGATATAAATTGATTTACTAAATCGGTTGAAGTAGTTGAACCACTTGCAACTAAATCATCTAATATTTGATAGCCAATATCATCACCAATATCCAAATTAAAATTAGGAGTTAGTGGTGTGCAATCATTTACTAAATCACCTAAGATTGTGATTTGCTCAATAATTGGAATTGATTGAATTTTAGAAATCCAAAGTTGTTGGTTCGGTTGAACTGATGTTGGTAATGGTTCGTATAATTTTAAAACCAATGATTTTTCTTCTTTGATTTTCTTTTTATACTTCTGTCCATTTGAATCGAATCCTTCATCATATACAGAAAAGGTTTCGGTGTCAATTCCCCACGTTGCAATTAATTTATTATCACCATCACCAAAGTGTGCATAGTGTGTTAATAATTTAGATATTTCATCTTTAAATAAAGAATCATCTAAAGTCATTTGGAATGCAGAACGAATATCCGAAACTACATTTCCTCTTCTAAGTTTTAAATCACCTTTATCAAATAATATAGATATTTCTTCATTCTTACCTTCTGTTAATTCATCACCTTCAGAATTGTATGGTATTAAAATAAATTTGAATTGTATCTTATCAGTATCTTCATTATATTCTGCATTAGCTTTTTTCAATATTTGGCTAACGTTAAATGTAGCAAGACCAGAAGGTGAAAATCTACCCAATACAAATTGAGAATCTTTTTTAGAAACGTAAATATCTACATAATTTGCATTAATAGATTGCCAACTAATATCAAATGGAACATCAAATCCTGCAAAATCTTTACCCTTAATGGTTTCAGGATAATATATGTTTGTAATATCCGGACCAGGTAAATAAGATTTACTTAATACGTTTATTGATATTGATTGAGTTGAACCACTACCACCTCTCGATGAAACTGGTTGTAAGTATAATGTGTAATTCCCAATTCCATTTACAAATTCTGATTGAGATAAATCAATGACACCATTGGTTGGTAATTGTCTTTGAATATTACCCAATGACATTATTACAAAATCAGAATTTTCAGATGTATATGAAATTTGTAATGGGTTTGAATCATTTATATTCCAAGTAAAATTTGTATCCGATACTGAAAGTGTTGGTGAATTTGGAGCAGGAACAACGTTGTTTTTACTAGCAACCATTTCGATGGTAGTTTGACCAATCGGTAGCGTTACTTTAAAATCACTATTGTTAGAAACTACGTTTGTTAATGAATTCTTAACAATTGCATTAAATGAATACGTTTCACCTTTATCACCTATAAATTCTATATAATTAGGATTACCTAAATTTACATTAATAATCGTATCGGCATTAATAGTACCAGTTTGACCATCCGATGTTCGATATGAAATTAATCCGTATTTGTATATATCTGCTTTGATTGATACAATTGCCGTAGGAATTTCGGTTGGAGTAATTACTTGTGGTTGGGTAAATTGTAAATTAGTATAAGGAGTATCTAATGGATTTATTTGAGTATATTCATTAGGCTGTCCATCTACCATTTTAGTGATTACAATTTGATATTGCTTAACTGATGGTGTTACGATTGGAGGGTTCGAACCGGCAGCACTTCCTGCACCACTATTTCCTCCGCTATTGTAACCAGAATTTCCAC